CTACCTCGCTTCCGCGGCCTCATTCTGCCAGTCCGGGTGATGGTGGCCGTAGACCTCTACCAGCATTTTTACGCCCATTCCAAGCGCCTTGGCGGCCTGCCAGGGGTCCACGCGCTGGCGCATCATGTGGGTGGCGCGTGAGTGGCGCAGCGTGTGCGGGGTTACGTCCTTGGACAGCCCGGCCAGCGTGCGCGTCTTCCGCCACGCTTCGCCCATGTCTCGGGCCGCCTTACCGCCGCGCTGGATGGGGTACCGCGCATCCAGCCCGTCCAGCCTGCGCCAGCGTCTCAGGTGCGAGAGCAGCCGGCTACCCATCTTGACGGGCGGCGTCCGCTTGGTCGTCTCCTCGGCCCCCGCTGGCCGTCTGAGCATGATCCTCGTTTCGAGGTCAATCATGCTGTCGTACTCGACCCCGCTGATCGCCTTGTGGCGGGTTCCCGTGTACCAGCCGATTATGAAGAAGCGCCGGATGCGCCGGCGCGTCGCCGGCAGCAGCTTGCGGGTTGCCCACAAGAACCGAGCCGCCTCGCTCCGGGTCAACCAGCGCGTGCGCCGCTTGGCCGCCGGTTTGAACACGACCGGCATGGTCGCGAGCGGGCCTTTCTTGGGGGTCTTGTGCCAGAACATCGCCGCGGCATGCAGGAAGCCAATCTCGCGCCGGCAGATCGTCGGGGCATTCCTGTGCGCGATGTACTGTTTGCAATTATCGACGTTGATGTCGCTCGCGCGCTTCTCACCCCACCAACCCTCAAGATTCACCAGATCTCGCGCGATGGAGTCGGCCGAAGGCTTGCCGGCGATTTGGAGGTCCGCGTACACCGTCAGCATGTCCGCGATCAGCGGGTCCGTGCCCGCCTTGATCGTGTGGTGCTCGGCTAGGTAGTCGCGGAGGAAGTCTTTAGCCGCTTGAAGCTCGCCCTTGCCGCAGCCCGTGCGGACTGTTTTTCGCCCGTCGATAATGGTGTATTTCCCGCGGGCGGGATCGAGCCAGAGACGTGGGCCGGACTTGGGACGCGGCATAGGCGCAACATCTCGTCAATGTCGTCGAGGGTCGTGTAGTACGACCGCCCGACTTTGGTGATCACAAGCTTGCCGCGGCTGTGTTCAGCCAGAAGAGACGCGACAGACACTTCACCGCCGAATTTCTGGCGACTCACGAAGTCCAGCGTAAGCGGCTGATCGCGAGGGATGCCGTTCAGCGGATGGGTCATTGTCTCTATTCCAAATTATTTTGATATGCAAGTCAGGCAGTGGACAAGTGTATCCACTTTCGCTGCACGCCGATGATGTCCACCATCGTTGCCGAACGGATGGCGGACATCATCAACGTAAGGGGTCATCAGGCTCTCGCGCTCGGCAGGCCAGATTGTTCGAATTCGCGCGCATCTTCCTTCGCCTTGTTCGCCTCGAATTCGCGCATAGCGGCGACGTGCCGGCGAGCCCGGTTGATGCGGCTGCGGACCGTGCCAATCGGGATCGCTTGATCGACTGCGATCTGCGAATACTTCTGGCCGTTGCAGACGTGCGCGGTCAGGGCATTGCGAAATGGGATCGAAAGTTTCGCAAGCTCAGCGTCGCTGAACTTGGTCAGGGTCGGGCCTTTCGGAAGCCTCTGCTCTTGAGTTGCTGTGTCGGCCATGGCTGCTTTCTCCTGGGGAACGGTTGGGGGTTTGATGGTCGTTTGAAGCTGGAGCGCTTTTTCTTGGTGCGGTACCGTTCGGGCTCCTCGGGCTCGCTTATGTTGCGAGCCTCGCACCATGCCGCGTAGAGGCGGGCGGCCATGGCGAACGGGTCGATCCTGTAGTGACGCCAGAACAAAATCTCGCTGCCGGCGGCGTGCTGCTCGTCGTGGTGATCGCGACACAGCGGGAGCGCCCACTTGTCGTCGGACTTCTGGCCGCCCCCCGTGCCGTCCTTGCCGACCGCGATGCAGCCCATGCGAATGTGCGCGGGATCGACCGGGCTCTTCCGACAGATCAGGCACGGCATGTCGCGAATGAAGGCGAGATAGGCTGGATTTTCCTGCCGCGGGTGACGCTGCCGCAGCTCGCTCACAAGCGCCTCCGCTCAGACTTGAGGTTGAAGGCCGCCGGGCCGTGAGCCCCGATACATGTGCGCTCGATCTGCCGGCACGCCGTCTCATTGGCGCGCTCGATGTTGATCAGGCCGGGCTTCACCCCCAGCGCGATAGCAAGCCAATACAGGGCCTTGTCGCGGCTCAGCGTGCGCCGACGTTCGCCGGGTTGCCAAAGCGCGTCGAACGCCTCCTGCGCACGCTGGCGGGCTTGTTCGAGATCCGACGTCATGCTGCCATCCGTTGTGGCATGAAGGCCGCGCCAACGATCAGGGAAACCTCGTCGTAGAGCGTCTGGCTCGATACGCCGGGCAGGAAGTCGCGGGCGATCACGTCGCACACACGGTCGAAGAAGGCGGCGAATACCGTCTGATCCATGTTGTGGAATGCGATGCTGCCGGGGCTGTAGTATACATCGCCGTTCGGAGCCCAAATGGTGCGCCTGAGCCCGGCCATGATCTTCACGCTGTCGGAAAAATCTTCCACGTCCGGCCAGCGCAGCGGGTCGTCCATCTGCTCCCAGCACAGCCCCATCAACACCCAATAGAGCCGGTGGTGTTCGAGGTGCCGCTGTTGCTTCACCTCGACCATCACCAGCTTGTCCCGCGCCAGCTTCGCGACGGCGTCGCGGCCCTTGTCATCCATCGGATGAAGGCCGCCATCGGCTCGCTTGGCTGCGAGGAATTTCACCATGGTGCGTCCGGTTCTGAGGGGAAAAGCGCGGTGCCGGTGAAGCTGTCTGCAACCCCCGGCACCGCAGTAGTCATCAGCTCAGCGCAGATCAGAACGGGATGTCGTCATTCATGTCGCTGCGTGCCGTGGCCGGCCGACGCGGCGGCTCGTCGCGACCGAAGTCGCTGCGATCGTCGCGGGGCGGATCGCGCCGGTCGTCTCCGCGCCCACGTCCATCGTCGGCGTAAGCCGGCTCACGGACAGGTTCGCGGGGAGCATCACGGCGGGTATCCGCACCCTGATCCGATCTCGTCTCGATGCGCCGGGGGGCGCGGACGCGGATCGCATCAGTCATCTTGCCTTGGAACTCGACTTCGGTGGCGTAGATTTCGATCACCTTGTCGTACCAGTCGTTCGTCTCGGCTCCGTGCAGTTCGGCGATTGCCATTGCGTTGGTCTTGTTCAGGACCATCTGCTTCTTCTTGCCCTGCAAGGACAGGATCAGCTTCGTCTCACGGTCCAGAACCTCGCTGTTCACTTCGCCCATTCGTACCGTTGCGGGTCGGCCTTGCAGGTCGGCTGCGGAGAGGTACTTGCTCGGGAAAGCTTCATTGATGTTCATTTCGGGATTTCCAGTTCAGGTTTTCAGGTTCAGGTTCAGGTCAGTTGCGTACTAGACTGAGCGATCCGTGGTGGCGGTGACCCCCGCCGGCCAAGAGCCGTTCAATTTCCGGAATGCTCGCGCATCCGAAAGGATTGCCTCGCGCGTCTTTTCGGAGACCCCGTTCATCGCAACGATGGCTTTGACGGGATCATCCAGCGTGAGGGTGATCTGTGTGCGAAGGCCAAGGCTGCGGCCGACGCCGCCCCCGACCTTCACGTTCGTGTCGCGCTCTGCGACCGCGGCTTGGCGGGTTGCTTTCTTCGCGTCAGCGAAGGCCGCATCTGCTTCGACCGTGCGCTGTGCCAAGCTGGTTTCCAGCTCGCCCTGGCGGGCGTTGTCGCGAGCCTCTTGCTCAAGGCGCTCAGCCTCGCGCGCCGCCGCGATTGCTGCGTCAGCCTTGCGGCGCGCTTCCTCGGCAATCTGGAGCCGTTCGTTCTCGACCGCCTTGGCGTAGTCGGTCAGCTTCTCCCGGATATCGTCCAGTACCTTCTGGAAGGGGCGCGTGACCGCCTTGTAGGCGCTGTTGATTTCCGAGACCCGCTCGTTGAGCGGGCGGACCTTGCGGTCTCGCTCGGTCTCAAGGCCGGACAGCAAGCCGCGCGCGGTGTCGATGTGCGTCTTGGCCTGTTTCGCGATGGCCTCTTCGTGAAGTTCGATGACCGGGTGATCGTCGAGAAACTTGCCCATCATCTCCATGGAGGTCTTAGCGAACTCCAGCGGGGTGGGGTTGGGGATCGTGAGCGCCGTGCTGTTCATCAGGGGCTCGACGCCCGCCGGCTTGCTGTTGCCGCCCATCACCGCGCGCGGGTTGGGCCGCTCGTCCAGATCAGGCTCATGGGGCAAGTCGAAGCGGCGATTGCCGCGCCCATGCCAGTCGATCTCTTTAACGTTCACCATCTGCTTCCGTCTCCGGTCCCGCGTAAGCCATGAAGGCCAGCGCGATCAAAATGCTTCCGAGTGCCAGTGCTGCCTGCGCTAGCTCGCTCATCGCCTGCTCCAATCCTCGCGCGCCTGTTCGTCGTCGAAGTCATCGGTGGTCAGCTCGCGTGCCGGCTGAGCTTCGGCCATTCGTTTCACGGTTGCTGCCGTGATGACCTTCGCCGCTCTGTCGAAGGCGCAATGATTGCTGTCGCCGGGGCGCGGTAGCAGCGCGGCGTCAAGCGCGGCCTGATGCAGGCTGGTGAATTGCTCGATGATGTTCATTCGGCGCGCGCTGCGCGGAGGATGTTCTGCCGCAGCAGGTGCTGCTCGACGTTCTTGGCTGCCGTGTCCTGATCACCGCACGCGGCGTACTCACGGCGGTAGAGGGCGGACAGTTGAGCGTCCTGCTCTGACATCGCGAAGGAGAGAGGGAGGTCGTCGGGCTGCTTGGTCATGTGCCGGTTCCTCAAAATGTGGGAACCATAAAACACAAATAATTTTGATATGCAACACACAGAACAAAATTGTTTGTATTTGTTATCCAGCTCAGGCCAGCCTCAATCGAGAATTCCACCGGGCGGGTATTGGAACGAAGCTGATACTCGCCTACCTCGCGCGGATGCCAGCAGCATCAATCGACAAGAGCGACGCCCGCTATCCGTTGTACAAGATCGCAATCGAGGGCGCGCTGCTCTTGCAGCGGGACGTATATCGAGGGGCGGGCTCCAGCGCGAACGTGATGGGAATGTTTGTGAGCTTCTGCGTGTTCATCGGTCACGCGGAAGGTCGGCCCATGAATGCGACAAAGATCGCGCTCTATTTGAATATGCCCAGGACAACGGTGCTTCGCAAACTGAAGGAGTTGTTGGCTGCGAAGATCGTCGTGCAGCGGGGCAATTTCTACCTGATGGCCGTTAGTCGCCAAAAGCCGCCCGCGAGTATCGACAAGCTGACCGCCCTCGCAAAGAAGTTGTTAACCGACCGTTGAACGCGGTCTGATTGTTGTCCACAGAACGTCCAAAATGGACGGTAGGCAGGTGGTAACGCGCGCAATAGTGTCGCAATTGCGTCAGCGGGAATAACAAGCAGAAATATGGGCTAAGGGTATGTTGGGTGAGTTAGTTGGAATAGAATTGCCGTGGCACCGACGCCACGCGCTGCAAATCGCGATGCAGCTTCCCGAGGACACCGCTGATGCGCTGGCCGTTCTCGAAGCGACGCGCGTGCTGGTCGCGAGCTATTTGGCTGAAGACCGCCGGCCGGACGGACTACCTGTCTTGGTGCGGGATGCGGGCGAGGTCCTGATGTTTCCGGTCTCAGCCTCGACCGAGCCGAGCCGCTGACGCAAGCCCAGCGGCAGAGCTTCCTCTTTGCCGTTATACAGCCAGTCCAGCGACGCGCCCGGCACCTTTTTAACAATGAGTTGCGCGACCTCTATCGAGAGGTTGCTGCCGGCTTCAATATTGCCGTAGCGGGCGGGCGAAATGCCCAGGTGATTCGCGAACGAGAGAGCCGTCTCGTACCCTTCGGCAATGCGCAGGGTGCGAAGGCGCTTGGGAATGGGCTTGTTTGCCCCCGATGCCGGCTTATTGACCATGCCGGGAACTATGCCCTGATGCGCTTTTATATCATATCCAAATTGTTTTGACCCTTGCGAATACAAATTTTTTGTTTTACGTGTTCTCGGCATGAGCAAATCCAAAATACTGCAAGTCCTCTCCGCGGAGCGCGGCGAGTTCTTGACCGCTAAGGTCATTGATACTCTCGGCGGCACTCAAGCCGTCGCGGACATGATTGAAGGCAGTGAGTACAACGCTGTCTTCAATTGGCGCAGCCAGCACACGTTCCCCAGCAATACTCACAACGTCCTAACGGTGGCGCTTGCCGCGGCGGGATATCGAGTAGCTGAGCCGGACGTTCTCTGGCGAATGAAGACCGGGGCTCGCGCCACATGATGGCGCGGGCTTGCAGCGCCGTGACTACACGGGTCGCTGCAATCCCGATCGGTTCAAAAGCACCTTCATCGTTATTTCGGTTTTCCATGGGCTCAGCATGCCCACGGATCATTGTCCCTGTCGGGACAAACATTGGCAGGAGTGCGGCAAAAAATTTGGGAGTGCGTCATGCGTAACAATGACAACGACGAGGCCGAGATCATGCGCGGCATCGTGAGAAAGACAGTCAGTAAGCTGGAGCCTTTGTGCGGCTCTCGCATGGTCGCCTACGAAAAAGTGGCATCAGTCGTAGGTGTTTCAGCGTCTTGGGTCCGGAAATTCATCACCGTTGACGGCACCCCTGAGCCTCGCTGGTCGGTCGGTTATCGCCTCGCGAAATACTACCAAGAACTCTGCGATGATCTTGACCGAAAGGCTGAGCGCGAGCGGAGCAAAATCAACGAGATCGTTGGGGGCCTTAATGAGACTGATCCGCTCATTCGCGAGATTTCACTTCCTGCGTTTCTGCCGGATCGCCCTGGCGGCGATCTTCAATCATAAGGGCAAGGGGTCGCCGTCATGTCATCGCTAGGATGGACGGACGACCGCATCGAGATGCTGAAGAAGCTCTGGACGGCCGGGCTCAGCGCATCACAGGTGGCCACCGAGATCGGCGGCCTGACGCGCAACGCGGTGATCGGCAAGGTTCACCGTCTCGGGTTGGAGAAGCGCGGCAAGCGCCACAATCCGAACGTCGCGCGGCCGAAGCGCAGCAGCGGTGTCAACGCCGCTAGGCTGGCTGATGCCCGCAGCGAGGCCGTTAATGGTCTGCCCGTCGCGCCCCAAAGCAGGCGCTCCTACTTCCCGCCAGTCGTCCCCGCCAATCCGCACAAGGCCCACCAGCGCGCCGCCGTTCGCATGGCCGGCGAGCCCGTGCCGAGGATGACGCCGTTCCTTGATCGCAAGGAAGGCGAATGCGCCTTCATCTGCACGCCGGCCGGCGCTCCTGTCGCCGTCTGCGGCCACACCACGCTGATCATCCGCGGCAAGCGCGGCCCTGAGAAGTCGAGCTGGTGCCCCTTTCACTACGGTTTCACCCATCGGATGGACAGCAGAGAGGAAGCAGCATGACCATGCCATCGGTTTTTCAGGAATGGATATTCGAGACCACGATGCAGCAGCAATCCGTCTTGGTCCTGGCGTGTCGCGGGCCGGATGGCATCCGCAAATATCACCCGACCAAGAAGATCGTCGCACGGTACCGCGCCAGCGTCTTGAAGGCCGCCTATCTCGGGCGTGCCATGAAGTCGGGCGAGGGCGACGCCACCACGTTCATGACGCTGGAAGGCTTCGACAACGACGCTGCGTGGCACGGCCTCTGCAACATGTTCTTCAATGGCATCGACGCGCTGCCGCATCACTTCGTTCTGCACCTTGCGCATGGTGCCGAGATCGTCGGCTACAAGCATCCCGACCCGCACTTCCGTCGCCGCTGGCACGAGTTCTATCGGCGCTGCTGCGATGACTTCCACATGAGCCACGAGACCGAGCACCAGATGGATCGCCGGCTCAGCGATTGGGACCGCGCGCATTGGGGAGAAGCGTCATGACTGTGACCGCTCCCGCTACCGAGTTCGCCAGCGACCAACTGCGCAGCATCATCGAGCGCATCGAACGCCTTGAGGAAGAAAAGAAGGCGATCAGCGATGACATCACCGATGTGTATTCGGAGGCCAAGGGCAACGGCTACGACGTGAAGGCGCTCAAGACCATCGTGCGCGAACGCAAGCAAGACCCCAGCGACCGAGCCGAACACGAAACCATTTTGGACGTGTACCGGAGAGCGCTGGGGATGCTGGCCGACACTCCCTTGGGTGCGGCAGCAATGCAAGCTGCAACGCGCACCACCGGCCGCCGCAACCGCTCTGACACGCGGATGGCCGGCTGATGACCGAGCACCTGACCGTTGTCAATCCAAGCCTGCAAGAGCGCATCGACGCGACGCCGACCGGGATGATGCACTGGTCGGGTACCGGCCCGGCCGGCAAGACTTGCCTCGGATGCCTCAACTTCGATCAACGAAAGCTGCGGACCAAGGCCGAGCGCGAGGCACCGGAGACCATCAACGGCGCTTGCGATCGTTGGCGGCGTCACTTCGAAGGTGCCGGCGAGCCCAAGCGCCGACGCATCTTCGACGCACGCACCCCGGCTTGCAGCCATTTCCGTGAACCTTCTCCGCAGGAGGAAGCATGAGCACAATCAATCAACAGCGAGCAGCGCTTGACGCGCTCGCTCTCCGGCTCACGCCGGCCAATTTGAAACGCGCAATCGCAGGCATCAGGCCGTCCGAGGCCGAGCACTTCTTGCAGATGCTGCGCGATGCGTCCGCAACTTTGTCCCGCGTACCCGAGCCACAAAAGAGCAATGAGGAATTTCACAAATGGTAGCGCCCGCCCGGTCCATGAAGGACATCTTGCCCGACGACGCCCACGGCATGTTCCGTGGCACCGACCCGCAGTCATCGCGCGATGCCGCGCGCATGATCGTCCCGCGGCTCAATACCATCCAGTCACAGGTGATGGCGGCTGTGCGCGACGCCGGCAATGTCGGCCTGACCGATTGGGAGCTTGATCAGAAGTTCTCGTGCAAGCGCTCGACCTATCGTAGCCGCCGGGCCGAACTGGTCGAGATGGGGCTGATCAAGGCAAGCGGCTCCCGGCGAGAGAACGAAGGCACGAAGCGCGCGGTCTGGATCGCCGCGTGATCGAGCCTGTCACGTTCGTGGTGCCCGGCAAGCCGCAGGGAAAGGCAAGGGCGCGTTCGTCGCGCAAGCTTGCCGCGGCTACCGGCGGGAAGCGGACGCACTACACGCCCGCCAAGACGGTCTCCTATGAGGCTGCCGTGAAGACAATGGCGCGGCTGGCTATGCGCAGCCGGCCGCCCATTGACGGCTGCGTGTCGCTCTGTGTCCGGGCTGTGTTCGAGATCCCCGCATCGTGGTCCCAGGCGAAAAAGGACCGCGCGCTGGTGGGCGAAATCCGGCCGGGCGTGAAGCCCGACCTGTCCAACATCATCAAGGCGGTCGAGGACGGCATGAACGGCATCGTGCTCACGGACGATGCGCGGATCGTGGACCTCGACGGCAGCAAGAAGGTCTACGGCCTCCAGCCCATGGTTGTCGTCGGCATTAAGGGGCTGGAATAGTGGCACGCATCCGCACCATCAAGCCTGAGTTTCCGCAGTCCGAGAAGGTCGGCAGGCTGCCCCGTGAAGCGCGCCTGCTTTTCCTCATGCTGTTCACGATAGCTGACGACGAGGGGAGGGCTCGCGGGGCCTCGCGAATGCTCGCGAGCCTTCTTTATCCCTACGACGATGACGCCCCCACCCTCATGGAGGGATGGCTGATGGCGCTGGAGCGGGGCGGGCAAATCCGCCGGTACGAGGTTGACGGGTCTCAATACGTCGAGATCGTTAAGTGGTTGGAACATCAGAAGATTGACAAGCCGTCGAAGTCCCGGTTGCCCGCATTCGCTGACCGCTCGCGAGTAGTCGCGAATGTTCGCGAGGCTTCGGCGACGGACCTAGTATCTAGGACCGTGGACCTTGGACCTATTGATGCTGAGGGAACGCGCGAGGGCGGTTCCGAAAAAAGCCTCTCCGAAGATCACCCCCCGGCGAGACCGCTTCCCTCCGTGGAGAAGCAAGCCGCCATCGCTCTCGGTCTCGCCTTCCTGAACGCAGCCGGCTTCGCCGACTACGCCGCCGCGCCACCGACGTTCTACCGCGTCAGCGAGCGCGCTGAGGCGTGGCTCGCTGCCGGCTGGTCGGAGGGGATGATCACAGCGGAGACGCGCATCGTCACCGAGCGCGCCGGCACGACGATGCCGCTTGCCTACTACGAGAAAGTTTTCGCGACCGCCGCAGCGCGCGCCGCGCAACCCGTCCCCACAGCAACAGTCAAACCAGCGGAGAACGTCGATGTTAAACCAACTGGCCGGCCCGGTAATCGAGGGAACGTCGTCGAGGCTGGAAACCGCCTCCTCGAACAAGCGCGACGACTGGAACAGGGCGACGGCATCGCAAGCGTTAGGGGCGGCGACGGGACTAGCCGGCTGCTTCCGCACGGTTGATGCTTCCGACGCTGAGCGCTTCATCGGCGCTATCGCGGCCGTCCTGCAAATGTTTCCGCCCGACATCGTCCAGCATGTTTGCGATCCCCGCACGGGATTGCCCGGCAAGATGAAATGGATGCCGAGCGTGGCCGAGGTGAAGGAAGCCTGCGAGGCGCGCTCTGCGGAGAAGGCGCGTCACAAGCGCTTCGAGAATTGGGGCAAGAACGACGACGACGCCGAAGAGCGCGAGCGGATGAAGGATCAGGGGCGGCTGCCGCCACCGCCGCCCGAGAAGCGGCCGACGCTGGCCGCCCTGCAAGAGAAGTACGGGCCGAATTGGGGACTCGGTGGCCGCCTTCCGGCGAACGAAGAATTCCAGCGCGTGGCCTCATTAGAACCGCTCTCGCGCGATCAACAGTTCATCGCCGAGATCTGCGCACAGGGCGCGGCGCGGCGTCGTGGCGAGCCGGGCGTTGCGTTGCGCGGCGCAGCGCGTCCCATCGGCGGCTTTGTTGAAGTCAACGAGGCCGCGCCCATCGTGATCGACGGCGTGACGCTCGATCAGGGCGCTGACTTTTGAGCGTGCACACAAAGCAGGTTGTGCGCGTGAACGCCGCGGTCGAGCTGCTGGCTGAGCAGCCGGTGCTCAAAGGCATGCTCGCCCGCGTCGTCAACAAATACAACATGCGGCCCGTCGATGTTCTGCCGAAGACGCGCCAATCGCATGTGATCGATGCACTACACGAGTTCTACTATCAGGCGCTCACGGAGACCTTGGCGTCTTCGATGCTCCTGGGCGAGCTGACGGCGCGCGACCACGCGACCGTGCTCTACGGCTCAGCGCGCTGGGCTGTGTTGCACGGGCTCAAGGTGCCGCGCGGCGCTACGGGCTGGAAATATATCGGCAAGCTATTGACGCGAGATCAAAGGGGGCAGGCGAATGGCACGTAGGTCAAAGAAAAAGGCGGTCATGGAGAAGCCCGTGGCAATCACTGTGCTCACGGGCGAGATGGCATTCATCGAGCGCGGCATCGATCGGCTACAGGCCCGGCTCGATGACATGGGCCAGAAGGATCAGCTCGACGAAGAGTTCATCGACATGGCCGCCAATCGCATGGCCGGAGCGTCGGCCGCGCGCAAGCGCATCAAGGCGATCAACGCCGCGATGGACGGAAAGACGCTGGTCGAGCTGCGCCGCGCGAATGGCCCGATGGAGGCGCTGATCATTGGGCAGAAGATCGCGGGCGAGGAAATGATGGCGATCATGGACATGGAGCGCGCGATGATGGCGATCTCCGGCGCGGGCTTCATCAAGCCGGTCTCGCTCGAATTGAAGTCGGCCGGCAAGAAGGGCGAGTGGTCGCGCATGACGGAGGACAGCGTCGAGAACTACCGCGCCTGGGCAGACTTCTGGTCGGCGCGGAAGACCTACGGCGACCACACATCGGAGATCGTGGTGCGCGCTGTGATCCATGGGCACTCATTCCGCACGATTGCGCACGACGTTAGCAAGGATCGCGAGACCTGCACCAAGATCGCCGTGCGCGGGCTGCGAGACTATGCGGCGCGCGCGGGATGGGTACCGCGCCAGCTTGCCGTCAAATGGATGGGTGACGCGTTGAAGAGCTTTCGGGGCCGGCCAGTCGGCGAGCTTGGTCTGGCAGTTGCGCGCGCGCGCCGGCTGCGCGAGGTGGCGGCATGACACCGACCGCGGAAGGCGTCCTGACGAGCGCCAAGGCGTTACTCGAACGTGAGGGCTGGCGCGAGCCGGGGAGGTGGCCAACCGACACCGGTCGGCGCTGCTCGCATGAAGCGATCCTTGATGCGTGCAACGGGTCAGCCAAGATGCAGGGCAAGCCGGCGATCTTCATCCTGTCGCGCATCGTCGCACCGGATGGCCGCGGTACCAGCATCGAGCTCGTAGAGTGGAATGATCGGCGGGGGCGAACGCGCGAGGAAGTCATGAGTGCGTTTGATCAGGCAATAGCGAGAGCGAGGGAAGCAGGACGATGACCACACCGACACCGAAGGCCGATCAGAACCGGGCGCTGCGCGAGGCCAAATTCGAGCGCGAGCAGGCACGCCAGCGCCACGAGAAGCTGGGCGGGACCGCGCGGCCCGCCGGCGGCGAGGAGGTCATCCGCCCCCGACCCAAGCGGAAGCCGGCCAAGCCGATCAAGCCAGGCAAAGCCCGCAGAACCAAATAATTTGGACCTGCGTGGCCGGAGCTGGGCGGCTGAGGCTCACTCAGTAGGAATGCTGATGGACAGCGACGATTACTCTCGTTAGTTGCAACCCTTTGATTGGAAGAGTTGCAAAATTGTCCGAGACAATTGCCTTCGCCGTCCCCACCGCTGTCATCGCTTGGATCGCATGGCTGGTCGCTCGACGGATCGGTGCCGTCATGAATGGCTGGCCTCTGCGAATTCAGGCGCGCTACGTCAGCGCCGGCCGGCCGGCCGACTATCACGACCGGCTGAAAGCCACCCGAGCGCTCTACGCCGCGTGGACACACGAAGAAGCGACCGTCTGGTCGATGTAGATCTGGCCGCACCCGTCAATCGCTCCCCAGGCCGCTTTCGAGCGGCCTTTTTCATTGCGGCCGCAACTTCAAAAATAATTTGAGATACAAGAGATTTGTATATTGACCGATGCCGCCAAATCACCCACAAAAGGACAACGGTGACGAATTGCGCCGCGGCCCAATCGGCCGCCGGCCACATCATCATGATCCCTTCCAATTCGGCGCGGCGGTCTAGGGCAGAGCCGGCAAACCTTTGCCCGTGGACTTCGCCGCCGCGCCGGACCACTTCAGCCGTCTTAGCTCAGCCCGGTAGAGCGGCTGCTTTGTAAGCAGCGGGTCGCTGGTTCAAATCCAACATTCGGCTCCACTAATCGGCGGCGGCCCTGTAACCTCCGGGGCAACGGATCGCTTTTCATTACGCCGCGAGGCGAGCCTGCGAGCCGAATAGGCCGGGCTTGAGCCTTCCGCGCCGCCGATCCCCATCCAGACCCGGCCGGTCGCCCCGGCAGATAGATCAGTCGATTAAAACGTCAGGCGATCTTGGGCGCGGATCAATCAGGAACATCTTCGACTGACAGGTGCATCACGCGGATGAGCCTGATCAGCTTCCGGACGGGTGATGGTATCGCGCCCCCGTTCGCATAGCCGTTTGCCGTCCTGAGAGAGACCCCGAGCAGCTTCGCCATGCGGGGGTCGGTGAGTTTGAGGGCGGCCTGGGCGGCCCGGTACTCGATCTGATCCATCAGCCGCATATACAGCCGATTTGTACGGCACGCAATTGTTGCGTGTCGCGAAAAACGCGAGAGAAACCATGGGCCTGAGCGCGCTCCGCACGAACTACCCGACCCGTCAGTTGGGCAATTCGGTCGACTATGAGCGGACCAAGAAGCTCGCGTTCCATGACCACGACATCGTCATCATCGACCTCAACGACCCCGCGCTGACGTGGGTTGACCGCGAGGAGCTGAAGCGGATCGCGAACAAGAAGTTCGGCCAGAAGCCGCGGCCCGTGCTTTGCGCGAGGCGGGGCTGATGGCCGCGCCGCTGCGCCAGAGCATCGGCAAGGGCGACACCGTGAAGGTCCGCGAGTTCGGGCCGATCCCGGAGTTCGTCGGCACCGTGAACGAGCACACCGGCAACATCTTCAAGGTCCGGCGGCTGAGCGACAGCACGCTCTGGCACCGCAACCTGCGCGACCTAACCCTGATCAAGAAAGCTGGCACATGAACGCGCTGCTGCAATTCTTCGCCTATGAGCACCTGAGAGATCAGGCCCTGCGTGACACCAGCAAGCGCTTCCATGACCTCGCGCACGAGCTGGCCGCTACGCTGCCGGCGAACGCCGAGAGCACCACGGCCCTCCGCAAGCTCTTGGAGGCCAAGGATTGCGCCGTGCGCGCCGTGCTGTTCAAGCAGCCGGGGGCCTGAGTATGCAGCGGTTCGTCGCGGGCGAGCGCGCCCAGAAGGATGCACGAGATCGCGCGCGCTGGGCTCGCACGTCAATGGCGCGATATGAGCGCCGAGTGGCCGACGCCCCGACCAAGCTGGCAGCCGCCCAGGCGAAGCGCGACCGCAAAGCTGCCAAGCGCGCCGGTACCGCCGTGGACGGCACCGTGATGGCGGTGCGCGAGGTGATCCGATGAAGGGCGTGCGGTTCTACTGCTACGGCAGGCACTATGACGCCGTCATGGCCATGCTGAATGACGCGGGCCTGCTCCATGCCGGTTTCCACATCGCCCGCATCGACAAGCACTATCCGCTGGCCGGGCTTGACCGCGCGACGTTCATCTACGTCGAGAACCACTCGACGCAGGTTCCTTACGAGATGCTGATCGCCGTCCGCGCCCATGGGCTGGTCGAGATAAAGCTGAACGACGAGGCCGCGCGCGGCACCGGGAGCGCTATGAGCGCCACCAGCGTTTCGAGCGCGAAATGGACTTCCCGTCCATGAAGGCACACCGATGACCCATACCTACGCGGAGTTGGAGATCAGCCGGGCTGCGTGGGATGAGATAGCGCAAAAGTTGCGTGCCGCCGGCTATGACCATGCATTCGTTGATGAAAACACCATCGACATGCACGGCATCGGTCTGACGCCGGCAGCCGCGCCGCCGAACATGGTGACCACGCTGGAAGGTCAGTTGCTGTTCCGGTACCCGCCGCGGGCCAGCGTGATCGACGCGTACAGCGCCGATTGCAAGATGACCCCCAGCGAGATCGCGCAACACTTCCTGGGCGAGCAGCCCGCGCGCCCGATCATCCCCAGCATCTTCGACAAGGCAGGCCGATGACAACCGCGCTGATCGCCGCCGGCATCTACGCTGGGCTCAACCTGCTCGCCGTCTACGCCGGCTGTCGCTGGTGCACGGGCCGGCGCGCGTGAGCGTCTACGAGATCATCGGGCGCGTCACCGTCGCGGCCTTGGCCTGCACCGCTGCTGCCTACGGCATCGGCTGGGGTTACACGCTAGTCAGGTTGTTTCTTGCCGTGAACGGATACCCGGGATGCGCATCGCGGAGCGGCTGGCGCGCTTGCTCTCCGCTTCGGCCAGCTTCTCCATTCCCGTCGCCAATCGAAGCCATTCCTGCCGAGCTATCGGGTCGACCGCGTCGCCGGCCCGTTCTCGGCACTGCCCCGCCTGCCTCCGATACCGCTGGGCTTCCTGACATTCTTGCATGTCGCACTCACAAACACGCTTGTTGTTCCGTGTCCGCGATCCCGTTTTGCGGGAAGGCAAGCGTCCGCTCTGCTCAATTCCTATTACGCCCTAGGGGCTGATTGGTTTCATACGGGCCGCTCGGCTTGGCACACCGGCCGCGTCTGCTTCAGGGCGCGGCTGCTAAGCCCTTGAACGGATTTGCTGGTACCGGTTTGAGCCCGGCACGTCCCGCCTAGAAAAAGCTCGAGGTCGGCCCCGGCCAAATCCCGACGCCGCCCAGGAGCGCGCCATGCTGCACGGCTTCAACTTCGATTTCAGTTGGGTGCCGGCGGCGCTGTTGCTGGCAGCCGTTGGCGCTGTAGCGATCATCGGTAGCCTGATTGTCGGGGCGGTCTACGTCGTCCAGCACATCCATTGGGTGGCCTGATGGCATCCCTCGGCCGCATGTTCGCCGGGCTCCGTAAGGCGCGTGAGCCTTGGCAGGAAGCGCCATGCCCGCACACGAACGGCGGCATCTGCCTTGCCAAGTGCGAGGAGGCTTGCCGCTGCCATAACGGCGAGGACGCGCTGGTGGCGCGGCTGTTCGACCACCCGGAACGGATCAAGCCATGAACTGGAAAGAGCGCGCGCAAGTTTGCGCCATATCCGCCGTCGTGTCCGCTGTGACCTCGCTCGGCATGAACCTGTACATGGCGAGACATCCCATCGTGCTGCATCCCAAGGCCGCCATCAACGCGGTGGAGGACATCACGAAGCTGGACGCCCTGCCGACGCTCGATCACGGCGCGGCGCTGGACAAGCCGAGCGCGCCGATGTGCCCCGTGCCGACCATCACCGCGCCGGCTGGCCCCGCCACCGCTATCGGCTCCACGCTGAGCGTCACGGCCGGCCCGCTGGTCATCACTGTCCCGCTCGCAACCGAGACGCCGACAGCTGCGCCGGCTGCTGAGCCTGTCTTGCCGGCGGTCGTTGCCGAGCCTGTGCCTGTCGCTCCCGTCGTGCAGACGGCAAAGCCGGTCCCGGCTGTGGCAGCCAAGCCCAAATCGACCCGGAAGCACCGCCGGCATCATCATCGCCGCGCCCCGTGCGCGTGCATCTGCCATCCCGAGTTCTGACGTGCTGAACTGGTTCATCATCGCCTACGCGGTCGGTTTCACCCAGGTGCAGTTGATCGGGCCGTTCGCCGACAAGGATAGCTGCGAGGCATCCAAGGCCCAGATCACGCGCGTCTCGAAGAAGATCGAGCACGATTGCGTGTCCTTCATCTCGCCGAAGCCGGCGCAGTAACGCACGGACGGATGCCCGCTTCTAGCGGCAAAGCAGGCTTACGCAGGCAATTTGAGCATTTCGCCTTTTGACCCGAAGCGGTCATTTGAGCTCCACGTTTAGGAACAGCTTTTGCTTGACGAAAGGGAAATACACCCGATACAGCATCGCAAGGTGCCACAGTTCTTGGCTTTGGGGAAAGTTGATGTCCGTCACTAAGGTTGGACTGCTTGTTGTCGCGATAACCTGTTTTGCGCCTGCAGCCTATGCGCAGAGCGATCCCTGTGCTGCAGGATGCGCTGAATTGTACAAGAACGGCTGTCCGAAAAATCACTGCACCGGCAGAATAGAAAACAATACGTGCTTCACCCGTTGCTCCGCAACGTTCCGCGTTCCGGTGGTTCTGTACTATTCCAATGGGAAAATATTCAACTTCTCCACTAGTTTGGTCAAACCTCAGGACGTCGGTCCGAGATAGGGGCCACACTTGTCATCCATCGCGCGAACCATGAGGGCCGAAATGCAAAAGCTTATTCGCGCCCTCGTTCTGATTGTTCTAACAATCTCGATCGGCGGATGTGGTCTTAACGTCCCTTATCAAAGCGAAATCTTCGACCAGTCCGAAGGGCTGATGGAAGCGGGCGGTGCCCTCGAGAAGAACGTGAAGTCGCAGATATACTGCGAACTCAAGCATGCAGTAGCGGCTGTCACGACACCGGGTAATCCATATTACCTGGCGCAATTTAGAAAGGGCCTGTACGACGCAAGCCTGCCGGACTATTGGGGCATCGAATTTACTCTCACACTCCAAGTAACTGAGAACAGTTCTCTGAATCCAAGTCTGGCTTTGAGCGGCTTTCCACCCCAGACCGGCTTTACGCTGGGTCTTTCTGGCACCGCCTCATCAAGTGCGACCAGGACCGACAAGTTCACGTCGTTGTATATCGTGAAGGATCTGCGGACGGATTTGGGTAAGACTGACGAATGTTTCTACGACCAGAAAACATTCGAGCGCAGGAACTACGTCGCTCCAGGGAGTTCTCTCTTAATCCGGAGCGACTTAAGGATTCTTGACTGGCTGTACGGCGCGCTTCACGTCGAAGACACGTACAAATCCCAAGCGGACGATCCTAGGACGAAAGACGACATCTATTCTTACGACGTCAAATTCGCGATCGTCACCAGCGGGACCGCGAACCCAGCTTGGAAGCTACTCCGCGTGGCAACGAACCAGAGCGGTAGTGCAGCTCTCCTCGGAGCAGGTCGAACGCGTACTCATGAACTGCTTATGACCTTTGGTCCGACCCAAAAAGACCCAAAAAGCGGAAGAACATCTCTTAGTACAGCAGCTTCGAATTCACACTTGGCGTCGGAGATCGGCGCGGCAGTCTCGAACAACCTTAGGGGGCTCGTGATTCCTGGGCTGATTCCAGGCAATGATAGGTAGGCGGAAGGGTTATTGCATTAAGCGAGGTTCGGTCCGCGGCAACGCACCTTATGACAGATCAAACATCGGAAATTGCCAACCCCGATCGTTCCGGAAGCTCACGCCTCGAATTATGAAATTAGTTTCGATGACGGCGATGCTCTCCAATCACGCTCTTACATGGACTGCATTGAGGTCCGTTTCTGGCCCTTAGCTGACTAGCGAGGGAGAACTAACCATTTCCGCTCCCGGGGGCAGAGCGGACATTCGCACTGCGGCAGCAAACTTCAGGCCGCGTCGGTGCTTGTCGCCCATTCAAACCGCCCCGGGGCGGCTCACATTAACAACAAGGACGGCCGCCATGACGCATCCTATTGGACTGGCCGTGGAATGGCCTGCGGACAACGTCCAGCGCGTGGCCGTGGACAGGCTGCGCCCTTACCCCAACAACACGCGCACGCATTCACGGGCGCAGGTAGCGCAACTGGTCGCATCTATTCAGGAGTGGGGCTGGACCACGCCGGTACTTGTCGATGAGCAGGGCATGCTGATCGCCGGCCACGCCCGCCTGGAGGCGGCCAAGCAGCTCAGCATCCCCGAGATCCCCGTCATGGTCGCGCGCGGCTGGACGGAGGCGCAAATCCGGGCCTACACCATCGCCGACAACGCGCTGCCCCTGAACGCCGGCTGGGACGAAGCGCTGCTCAAGGTCGAGATCAAGGCAATCGAGGCGCTGAACTTCGACGTGGGTAAGATGGGCTTGGACATGGAGTTCATGACCAAGCTGTTCGACGAGGGCGGCGTCAACATCGCGGCCGACCGCGACGAGGCGGCCACGGGCGTGCGCTCGCAGCATCTGAAGTTCGGGACGGCGAGCGTCGTCATCACGGACGAAGAGCTGGAGGGACTGAACCGCATGCTGGCGCGCTACACCGACCAGTTCGGGCTCAGCCACGGCTTTGCGCAGTGGCTGCTGGACGCGGCGGCTTAGACATCCCTCTCAGGGCGGCAAGGAAGTGTCTTGCCGCCCTGAGCTAGCGACCGCCGGCTAAAGAGGATCAAGGCAAGACCATTGCAGGGACATCAGCGGGTAATCTGCGGTGAGACCTCCGTAAAAGCGATCGTTGCTTTGCCCTGGCGGTATTACGTCCCAAGTCCAGCCGTAAGGTGCGCCGTTCCTATAAATTTTGAAGTACACGGCGAGGAAGCGCTGGGCATCCAGATTTTTGACGGTGAAAACCGTTTGCTCATCCACCTGCCGAGAATACACATTCATTCGGCCAAACCCGTCATCGCACGAAACCCCAGGCGAAAATGGGGAGACGCCGGTAATTTCGGTTGAGTAGCCGGGGAGGCCAATGTTCTTGCGGTTCTCATCTCGAACAAGGTGGAACGTGCGTCGCGCTGCAATTGTGCCGTTGCTATGCCGGTTCACTGTTTCGGCGGTCACAGCAGACCCGCAGCCGTTGATGATGCCAAGGTACTCCGGTTTCGCGCCCACGTTGGTGTAATCGACGCAAAAGCCGGACGACTTTTCCTTTTGAACATAATCGTTCACGCGGCCCTGATCCGCATGTGCAATTGCAGGCAAAACCGTGACGAGAAGACCGACAACTAAATAATTGGTCATGGATACTTCCTCACTCTGAAACAGTGGCGAGTTTCAACCACCGCGGGAACATAGCCTGTCTGGGGCTGTCGTCCAAACGTCCAGTCTCGATACAAACTATTTGGATGCAACATGCTCGACTTGAACGCCGACATCACGGGGCTCCGTGGCGCTGAGTACAACCCACGCCGGATCAACGAGGATGACCTGAAGGCGCTGGCGGGGAGCATCACCGAGTTGGGGCTGGTCAAGCCGCTGATTGTCCGCGGTGACCTGCTCGTGGCCGGCCATCAACGGACCAAGGCGCTCCGGCACCTGGGCATCACGCGCGCGGCAGTCTACTTCCTGTCCAGCGAGACGACGCTGTACGACGAGATCAAGTTCAACCAGTTCCACAACGGCACCGACGTGGACAACGGCGACGAGAACGCGCGCATCACGGGCGGCTTCGACAAGCCGGGCTGGCATCAGGTGGACATCAAGCGGCTGACGGCCAACTGGCGCAGCGGCATGAGCATCGTCCGTGAGGACATTTGCAGCCTCATACAGCGCTTCGGCCCATGGGGCGGCGTAGTAGCCACCATGGACGGCGAGATCATCCACGCCGCTCAGTACGCGCTGGCGGCCCGTGCCAAGAACGCCCCGCTCACGGTGCATGTGCTGCCCGACGACAAGATCGCCCGCGCGCGCGAGCTGCTGAGCAAGCAGTACGGCGTGTTCAGCTATGACAAGCTGGAGCGCAAGACGTATATCCAGACGCTGGCCCAGATGAACCGGCTCCGGGCCGGCGAGGGCTCGGCGGCCAAGCGCGACCAGAAGTCGTCGCTCTACGAAACGCTGGTGGTGCCTTTCGCCCAGGCGAACAAGGATCTCCGATATATCGATTTCGGCTCGGGCCATGGCGACTACGCCAAGGCGATGCGGCTGCGCGGTTTCGACTTCCATGACGTGGAGCTGTTCCGGCGCAAGGGATCGAGCTCGACGCTGGACGGCACCGCCGTGAACCTGATGATCGACAAGCTCTGCTCGGACCTGCGCAGCCGCGGGCGCTTCGATGCGGTGGTCTGCGACAGCGTCATGAATTCGGTGGACAGCCTCGAAGCTGAGCACGCGGTCATGACCATGATCAACTCGCTGTGCAAGGTCGGCGGCAACGTGTTCTTCAGCGGGCGCACCATGGAAAGCGTGCACAGCCGGCTGAACCACACGAAGACGGTCAACACGAACCAGCGCCGCGGCGTCGAGTTCTTGGATGAGCACGGCTTCAGCGCGCTCTACCGCAACGGCGTGTGGTTCTATCAGAAATTCCACGACGCCAAGGGCATCGAGAAGCTTTGCGCCGATCACGGACTCGCTATCCTGAAGCGTACCAACGCCGGCACGTCTTGGCAGGTTCACGCGAAGAAGGTGTTGCACTCGCCGGAGGGTAGCTTATACCCTTCGATAGATTTCGAGTTCAACCTGCCGTTTGGTGAAGAGAAGCGCATCGGCCGTCATGAAGACGTGAAGGCCGCCTTCCGCGCCGCGGCTCAATAGGCGAGGGCGATCCTGTGTCGGCAAACCTGCGGTTCTTCATCCTGTCCGAGCGGCCCGCGTTTCAGGGTTGGAAGTATTTCTGGGCGAAGAACGTCAAGGGCTTCAACTCCGACCAGCATTGCGCCAAGTGCCTCGTGGGCTCGTACATCAAGCCGATCTGCACGCGCGCCCCGGTCAACACGGAAGTCGATCTGCCGAATCACAGCGTCGGCGATCTGATCTATGTGTGCGGCGTCGCGCAGCCGTACCGCTGGGCGAACAACTTTCACATGGCTGTCCGGGTGACGGGCGCGAGCGAAGACGTTGCTGCCGGCCCCATGGCGGGCGGTGACACGTTCATGGTGCGCGGCGCTACCCGCGTTGAGTTCGACGCCGGCACTGCTGAGCGGTCCTTTGCGGGGCGTGGGCGGGACTTCCTGACCTGTCGGAATTTCCAGTTCGGCGCGGAGCTGGCGGCCGGCAAGTTCAACTGCACATAACCGGCTATTGCACTCGCGCCCGGGTTCGCCGGGAGCGGCGTGCGCACGAGCGCTAATCGAACAGCATCACAATCCGCTCGACCTCTTCAGCAAACCATTCGATCTCCTGGGTGACCGTCAGCCCGGCTAATTGAGCGGGGTTACTGAAGGTGAGGCGATTGGTGATGCGGAATTGGCAGGGACCGTCGGGTATAAAAGCGACAACAGACTTGTCTACGCCGACTTCCAATTGTCCGCCGGGCTGCCCTAGCATTACGTGTACGCTTCCGTTGCGGAGACCGAACCCTGAGTTGCCGGCCCCCTGTACTCCGAGCTCGACATGTTTGCGATTGCGATCAAAGTCGTGAAATCCAAACAACTTCGGATTTGCGTCGCCGTGTGGCTGGAGATCGGTGATCCTCTTCTGGTCTGCCAAAGATAGTTTCTTGATCTTTTGCAAGCCGTCCGCGGCAAAAACGGCGGCGTCCTTAGAGATCGGGAAGTACACGCCGGAGGTGCTTTTGCCATTCCTGATGGCGAGCCGGGTCGCTAGTGCGTCCAAACATGACCTCAGTTCGTTGATGATCTGTCCTGTCGGCGTAAGGATCCAGATCGGCGGCGGCTCCTGCAACTGCACTTTGATGACGTGCCACGGTGGCTCGCTTGTATCCTCGCGCGCCAGAATGTTCTTGTCCAAGTATGATCCGACATCCTTCATCAGAGCCGCGTTTTGCTGCTTGCAATGAGCGATCCGATCTTTGATCTGCTTCAGGTCGTCTGCCATGTCCGCCCCCTCTAACGACAACATTGTGGCTGAGCGCAGTCCTAGAGTCGAGCCAGCACCCGCTCTCTGGCAGCTTCCTCACAGGGAATGCCGTCAGTTGCCCATGAAGTATTCGTAAGCGTAGGCCCACGCGATCCCGAGCACGATGACGATGATCAACTGTGTGATCGCTCGGGAGGCGCTGGGTTCTTTTGGGAATACCCAGCGCGCAATGACTTCCAAAAATTTCATGCGGCGACCGCAGCCATGCCCGCGGCGATCATGTTGTCCAGATCGGCTTCGGTCATGTGACCGGCCTGTTTAGCGGCTGCTTCAACGTAAAGTCGAACGCTTCAATGCTGGACAGGCGCTCGGGCGCGAGCAGCATGACCTCGTTAGGGTTCAGCGGAGGAAGCCGCCTAAGCGAGCCTGCGCAGATCGCCTTGGCCTCGCGCTCACCGTATCGCCCCGCCTCATGCAGGAGGAGCGTGTAGCCGCGGCTGGCGGGCCGCCAGAAGGCGCGATGTTCGTTGGAGTAGATCAGGTACTCTGCTGGCATGTGGCCTCCTGGGTGATCGCCTGGGCGACGGTGCGCAGCCGGTCGAGCCGGGTGCCCGGCGGCTGAGAGTTGCAGAGCACGTCATGCGCCCATGGCAAGGTGGCCGCCGACACTGTGCCGGCGATCAGGGCGTTCTGGATCTCGGTTTCGAGGGCGATGACTTCGTCCATCACCAACGTCCGAACCATTCGAGCTGCCCGGCGGCGCTCGGCCCTTTCATGTGGTTGGCATTGCGACGGTCACCCCAGCGCCCCGCGCCGATGTACATGAACACCTGGGCGACCGGCCCGCCCTCGATCTGAACCTCGACGATCTTGCGGTCGTACATGTTGTGCCGGCCTTCGCCGCGATAGCCTTCGAGCCGGTCGAGATCAGCCAGCTCCGCGTCGTTGACCTCGAACACTTCGCCCTTGACCGGGTGGCCTTCCTCGCCTTCCGGCAATTCGAGCACGACCGGGAAGCCGCCATCCAGCATCCAGTATTTTGCGACGGTGACGGCGTCACCGCAGAACGTCGCGGCCTCCAATCGGCCGAAGTTGCCTTGGCCTCGCTTGAGCGTGCCGTAAACGAATACGCGGTGCATTTCGGTTCTCCTGTTGTGGTGGTCCAGCGATATACAAATTATTTGGATTGTGCAATAGCGCGTGCGGGCTCAGGCCAGCGGCTCTTCGCCGACTTGGCTCTGCGCATTGGCGGCGGGCTGGCTTCCTTGATGGCGGTCGCCTTGTCCCGCTCAAGCGAACGCTGCAAGGTCGTGGTCTGGACGCGCATGCGCCCACGGTCCCACGCGCCGCTCTCGATCATGTCCTTGCCGTTCTCGTAGACCGGCACATAGTTCATCTCCAGCTTGGTCCTGTCGTAGAAGCCAAGGCGCTCGGAGATGCGCATCATCTGATTGGGGCGCTGCATCTTTTCGAGCATGATCAGCGCGCCTGCGCAGTGCTGCTCTTTCGGGCTGCGGACGGTCTCGCCCGTCTCCGGATCGAAGCGCGTTGTCTTGTGGCAGGCGAAGGTCAAATCCTTCTCGGTGATCGCCTGAACGATCTCTTCGACGCGCTCGACTTCGAGGGGGAATTTCACGTCGGAACGGAAGGGGCAGTTGTCGCAGGGCCGGCGCAAGTCGAACTTCATTTGCGTTTCTCCACTAGTTCGCCCCTGATCCATTTGCTCAGCGCAATCGAGCCGGCGTGACGCCGGCAGTAGGGCTTTCCGTCAATCTCGATGTTGCTTTCGTGCTGGCACCGCGTCGGATCGTTTCCGGGGCGGCGCTCGCTGTACCATTTGATCCGCCATTGCTGGTCATGGCCGACCGAATAAACGACTTCGCTGCATTGTGGCGTGGGCATCGGCACCGGACGGATGATTGGTTGCCTGAGCGTCTTGATCATCGTGCAGCCTCCGTTGGCGCAGTCATGGTCAGCACGGTCGTGTTGATATTGGTCCCGCTATCGCTGAACGACCCCACCGGGAGATCGCTCCACCGGCCCTTCCAGGCATCGGTGATATGCTGGTGATCGTAGCGGGCGGACGCCGGCAGGATGGCTGTCAGCCGGCCGCCGGGCTTTAGGAATTTCAGGGCGTGCTCGACATGCCTTGCGTAGTGCTTGCCGTAGAATGGCGGGTTCATCACGACATGGTCGAACTTCGGCTCAGGAGTGGTCTCTAGGAAGTTGCCGTGTAGGACGTGATGGCCCTTGGCACGGGCCTGCGCTGCCCGGCCTGCGTCAGCCTCGACGCCAATGACCTCAGCCTTGGCCGCCCGCAGCGCATCCATGAACCGGCCGCAACCGCAAGAGGGTTCGAGCACCTTGGCCCCTTGGAGCCGATAGAGATCGCCCACGATGTCGCGGACCACCTTCGCAGGGGTCGGGTAGTATTGCAGGTCTTTACTGAGCGCGGTTGATGCCTGCTTCGCCGTGGGCTTTTCCTCGGTCGTGTCGGGCAGCACGTCACCGTAGAATTCGGCCAGCGCTTTGTTGATGTCCCGCAACGTGTCGGGCTCGAAGATCATGTGGCCGTTCTTGTTCGCGAACCGGCGCAGCCTGACGCCGCGGCCGACGACCTTCACTTCGGGCTCGTACCGGGTGGCTGGCACAACGCTATCGGCGAGCAGAGCGGTTTCGTTGTTGAGGATCGCGCTCAGCTCGCGGTGGGTAATCAGCGGCTTGCCTTGGTATGCCGCGAGCGCGTTCAGGATGCTCTCGACCTTGTCGCGGCCCGACGATCCATAGTTGTCGATGTAGCCGATGATCACTCGCTTCGGCAGGCCCTTGACGCCGATCTTCACCTTGTCATGGCTCTTGTAAGCCTGATCCAGACCGCAGAACACTTCGGCGAGCCCGCGCAAGATGTTGCCGCGCGGGTCTTGAATGTAGCGCCCAAACGTCGCGCGAATGTTGTCCAGCGTGAAGGCGGCCGGCTTCTCTAAGGCCATCTTCCACCGCCGCTTGTCATCGGGGCTGGCAAGCCGCTCGATGTTCAGCCCATCGTAAACGTGCTTCCACGCTGACTTGAGCAAGCTGGCTTCGAGCACCCAGGCGGATGGACCGCCGACATCGATCCGGGTGTCGCCGTAGACCCCCGCGATAGTGACGGCCATTTGCAGGTCGCTGCCGGCTTGCCCGAACGCCTTTAGCGCGTCTTCGAGCCCGGCTTTCTTCGTGTCGTACTCCGCAACGACATCCGGCAGGCTGCGCTGAAGTGACGGAACGTGGGCGTTCATGTGGTCTCCTGTCAGAAAATCATGAGGGCGTAGAAGCTCAGAGCCGAGACGGCCAAGAGCAGGGGCGGCACTACAAGGCAGTGAAATCCGAACTCGCTCACCGTGGGTCTCCGGGCTAATACAAAAATATTGTATCGCGCCGACGCCGGTTCGACGCAAGCACAAAATACAAATTATTTGGATAAATCGGACAAGCCCTCGAAAGGACCGAAATGCTGCGCCGCTGTATCTTTGATGACGTGTCCCTCCACGCCGCTGAGGCGCATCTGGATGGCCTGATCCTGTCGCGCCCTATGGCGCATCAGTGGTATTTCGACCGGCACTCCACGGGCTTTGTAGGGATCAAGCAGGACAGCCGCACGACGACCATCGGGGCGCTGTTCGTCCTGCCGGGTAAACGTCAGGTCGGCAACGGCACGCGCATCCTGAAGGAGATCATGGACGCTGCCGGCAAGCGCGACATCGAAGTCGTCTGCGCTGCCCATCTGCATCGGTGGTTCGGGAAGCAGGGCTTCATCGCCGTGAAGCGCCTGCGGGATCAGAAGGAGGTGTGGCTGCTACGCCGGCCGATGCCCCTGGGCGACTAGCGGTGCCGCCCGCGTCGCTTGGGCGTCTCGTATTTGTGCCGGCCGGTGACCGTCATCCAGTCCATCACCGCGCCGCTCCAGAGGTCGCTCTGTTCTTGTGTCAGCCGCCCGCCGGCCGCGATCACAAGGCGGGACGCTTGCGCCACGACCTCGGCACGCAAGAGGCTTTCGAGCCGGCGCTTCGAGATCGGGCGCTCAGTCACCGCCGCGCCCGCTTCTTCGCCGGCTTGGCCTTGGCCTTCTTCGCGGGCGCTCGGCCGGGACCTGCCGGCAGCCTGATGCCAAACGCCGCGGCGGCCAGCCGGCGGTGATAGCCAATCTCGCCGGGCTCGCCCATGTTGACCGGGTCGGGCACGGGCACCTTGAGGGCCAATAGCTCCAGCGCCCACTCCGGGACCGGGTTCGAGCTCGTGCTGGTCTCCGGCTTCATCCACGACTTGATGGTATCGAAGCTGACGTGCAGGATCTCGGAAGTCTGCTGGCGGGTCAGCCCTCGGTCCAGCATCAGCCGGTGAAAGGCGAGGCGGCGGCGTTCGCGGATCGTGAGGCTCATGGGTCTTACTTCCTGCTGCGGTAGGGGGACGGCTCATCGAAAAGATGAATTGATTTGCGCTGGGGTATATTAGACCCCGTGCCGCTCTTGTCATGCGATTTGATGATGCGACGGGGCGGGGCGGTCTTGCTCTGACGCGGCGGGATTTCCTTGATGTCGCGGATATCGTCCTGGGTGAACCGATCCGGCTCGCCGAAGTCGCGGTTCTCGAAGTCCTGCTGGGACTGTTGGTAATCGCGGAAGAGATCATCAACGTCATCGCTGAACATGTCGCTGGTGCGCTGCTCGGGGGCCGGCAACAGCGCCCGCTTCTCGCGGCGCTTGGTCTCTTCCCAGCTTGCCAGCGTGTGATGGCTGCGCGACGCGCGCTCGGCATCCTCGCGCTTCCAGCGGGCCTCGCGCTCGGCCTTGTCCCTGATGGCCTGCTCAGCCGCGTCGCTGCGGGTGTCGAGCAGCGCCCGGTTCAGGAAGGTTTCATCTAGGCCGAAGTCGCGGAAGCCGGCCTTGATCGTGTTGAGGTAGGCAACCGTGGGCATCGCCCGGCGGTCCCGGTTCATGACGTAGATCACGGCGTTTGCGGTGCGCTCTTTGCCGCCCTTGCCGGTCACGATCACCTTGATCGTTTCTTTGCGGTAAGCGCCGCGGCCCTTGACGCCCGACACGCCTTCGTACCGGTCCAGCGACTTCTCGCATTCGTCCGTGATCTTCCAGAGCCCGCCGACCGCGGTCTTGGTCTTGTGGTAAACCACATCGGCCACGCCGTTGAAGACGAGCTGAGCGTTCGGCAATTCCATGCCGCCCAGGGCGACCGCCTTAGGGCAGCGAAACTTCATCTGCTCTTTGTTCAGGTTGCTGCCGTAGGCGAAATAATATTTGGGCTGTTCGGTCATTGGTGCCACTCGCTCGGGGAAGGGGCGGGGCGCACTGTACAGCGCGCCCCGTATTCGGTCAGCGGCGGCCGGGGGCTGGGAGCGCTGCGACCGGGAGAGCGGCGCAAAGCGTGGTGACCTCCTCGAAGAGGTTCTGCACCGCAATGCCGCTGCCCTTGGCGAAGGTGATGCGGGTGCCGGGCTTGTTGTCCTTCCGCGGGTAAAAGCAGCGGATCAGATCGGGTTTGACGCTGACCGGGGTGCGGCCCTCGTCATCGGCGTTCAGGTGCTCGCCGGTATCCTCGTCGATCACAGCGGGGACATCGACCACCATGGTCAGGTTCAGGTAGCTCAGGCCGACGCCGGCCAGCTTGGCGGCGATCTCGTCGAAGGTGTCGGTGACCGGGAAGCCGCCGCCATCGTCGAAGGTGATGCGGGTGCCCGGCGCTTCGTTTTTGCGCGGGTAGAAGTTGCGGACGGACTCCGCGTTGATTACGGTCGGCGTGACGCTCTCCGCGCCCGTGTCAATGTCGTTGCGGCCGGTGACTTGGTTCACGATGATCATCTTCATGGTCGGTCTCCTGTGTGGGCTGATTTTTCCGGTTCAGTCCGTGCCGGTCTCTATGGGGGTATAAGCTACCCTCTCGGATTAGGTGTCAACACTTAATCAAAGAAATTTGTATTTATTAGGTACGGCCCGACAATGCCGCGGCCAAGGCCGCCTCGGCAGCGGCGCGGCGCTCGGCGAAGTAGCGGGTCTGTTCGACCGCGCGGGCCTCGCGCTGCTCGCGGGCAACGCGCTCGGCCTCGGCGGCTGCCTGAGCCACGGCGGTATGACGGGCCTCTTCCTCGCGGGCGGCCTGAGCGGCGGCCTCTGCCTCACGGATCGCCCGTGCCGGGGCATCGGCTTCCCATGCTGCAAGGCGCTCGGCCTCGGCCCGCGCGGCAGCTTCGCGCTGCTGCTGAGCGGCCCGCTCGACGGCGCGCTGCGAGAACTCTTTGCGGCGGGCGCGGAAAAACTTGCAGGCTTCCGGCTCCAACCGGAGCCACGTCAGGAGCTGCCCCAGCTCCGCGGTTTCGACATGCTTCGCGTTCAGCGCGGTGCGGGGGCGGGGCCGGGAGACCATGCTGCGGTCAACGAAGGCAACACAGAGGCGGACCCAATTCACGACCTTCTCGCTTTCGACCGTGCCCTGATGCTGGCGAAACTCAACTGACGGCTGGCGGTTCAGGGCTTGGAAGTTCAGCTTACGGTAACGGCTCGCGCCGCCCGCGCTGCCGTTGCTCGAAACGTGGGTGATCAGGGCGGCTTTGGTCTGTGCCCGCTCGTAAGCCTTGATCGCGTTGTTGATCTTTTGGTTCTCCGTCTCGCCACCGAAACCGCTGCGGTTGCTTTGGACATAGGTGTTTTTGTCCGCGCGGCGGCTCACCGGCATGATGCAATCCATCGCCGTCTCGGCGTGTACGAAGTTGACCGCCAGCTTCCTGAGCTGGTTCAGATCGAGGTCGCCGGCCCCGACGTGGACGTGAAAGCCGCAAGCCGGGTTCACCGTGCAACCAGCCGCCTTGAGCGCTTCGGTGATCTTGCGGGCCTGTTCGAGCCCTTCTTCGCCGCTCAGAACCGGCGAAACCACTTCGCCGTTCTGGTGGCCGATGCTGCCGTCCGTGACGATCTTCCAAGTGTTCGGGACCGTGTGGCCGTAGCGTTCCTCCCGGATGTTGATCCCGGTCGCGCGCCGCACTTCCTGGGCGACGCCTGCGCGGGTCTTACCGTTCAGGATCACTTCCAGTTCAACTCCAAAGGTGCGGTTGCTCAGGGTCATTTGCCGTCTCCGTTTCAATGAGGGTAGAATATACCCCGTCCGTTTGAAGTCAACGGCGAAAACAAATAATTTGTATTTTAATTCGGGAAGGCCAGCAAGTGTCCAAGAAGTTTGTTCCCACCCCCGAGCAGCGAAAGATGGTCGAGGTCGCTGCTGCGGTCGGGACACCGCATGAGGACATCTGCCTGCTGATCACCGGCATCTCGCCCAAGACCCTGCGCAAGCACTTCGCCGACGAACTGAAGCGCGGAATGGTCAAGGCGAACGTCGCCGTGGGCGGCGCGCTCTACACACTCGCGACAAGCAAGGGGCCGGGTCAGGCCACCGCCGCGATCTATTGGACCAAGACCCGCATGGGCTGGCGCGAAACCGCCCAGGCGATTGAGCATTCGGGGCCAGATGGCAAGCCAATCGAAGTCCGCAAAATCGAGAGGGTTATCATCCGCCCCGGCGCGACCGATCCCGCGACAAAAGGCAAAGACAAGCGCGCGAAGGAAGATTAAGCGCGTCCCCGATGTCTATACGCTAAAGCTCGAAACGCCGGTCGCGTTCGAGGACTTCCTTCAGGCGGCCAGGTACAAGGGAGCGTTCGGCGGGCGCGGCTCTGGCAAGTCGCACTTCTTCGCAGAGCTGCTGATCGAGCGCTGCTTGCTCAACCCCGGCACCCGCTGGGTCTGTATCCGCGAGGTGCAGAAGTCGCTTGAGCAGTCCGTCAAGCTGCTGCTCGAAGACAAGATCAAGAAGATGGGCGTGCAGGCCCAATTCCGCGTCCTGCACACGCACATCGAGACGCCCGGCGGCGGCATCATCACCTTCCAGGGGATGCAGAACCACACCGCCGAGAGCGTGAAGTCGCTCGAAGGCTATGACGGCGCATGGGTTGAGGAAGCGCAGTCGCTGTCGCAACGGAGCTTGGACCTGCTTCGCCCGACCATCCGCAAGGAAGGCTCGGAGATCTGGTTTAGCTGGAACCCGCGCAACGCCAACGACCCCGTGGACGTGCTCCTGCGCGGGCCTCACACGCCACCGGAAGCGATTGTCCGCAGGGTCAACTACTCGGATAACCCGTGGTTTCCCGACGTGCTCGCGCGCGATCTGGAGTGGGACCGTCTGCGCGATCCCGATAAGTTCAAGCACGTCTGGCTTGGCGAATACAATTCGATCTCGGAAGCGACCGTCTTTCGCAACTGGAAGGAAGGCGTCCTTGACATACCGGAGGAGGCCCGGCCGCTCTTCGGCGCAGACTGGGGCTTCGCGGTTGATCCGACCGTTGGCGTGCGCTGCTGGTTGCTGAGCGACCGGCTGCTGTACATCGACAAAGAGGTCTACGAGGTCGGCTGCGAGATCGACGCGACGCCGGCACTGTTCGACAAGCTGAACGATCAGCGCATCCCGAACGTGCGCAAATGGCAGATGCGCGGAGACAGCGCGCGGCCCGAGACCATCAGCTACATGAACCGTCACGGGTTCACGATCACGCCTTCGGTCAAGGGGCCGGGCTCAGTCGAGGAGGGCGTGGCCTTCCTCAAGTCCATCGACATCGTGGTGCATCCCGACTGCAAGCACGTCATCAACGAGCTGATGTACTACAGCTACAAGATCGACCCGCTCACTCAGAAGGTGATCCCGGTCCTTCTCGACAAGAAGAACCACACCATCGACGCCATCCGCTACGCGCTGGAAGAGGCGAGGAAGAGCATGGTGGGCATCATCGACTGGTACCGCCAGCAAGCCGCGCTCGCGACCGCTGACCAGATCGGCAAGGCGAAGCCCGCGGAGTTGCCCTCGGAAACAAACGGCGGCGTGAAGATGCAGGGGCCGAACGGTGTCGGCACCGTCTACGCGCGGGACGGCTCTCAATACAACGTCGGGCTCGATGGTCTCTTCGTCGTCAAGGCTGACGACGTCGGGCCGCTGCGCGCGGCTGGATTTGTTCAAGTCGGATGAACCGACAACAAAACACAGGAAAGACCATGACCGAACAGGCGACCGCAACCGTCCTTCACGCAAATCAGCCGCTGCCGGCTTACCAGCCCGAGTTCACGATCGGTCAAGTGACCGGCTACGCGACAAGCGATGATGGGATGCAGTGCGTCCTGCGAGCTCTCACCCCGGAGGGCATCACCTTCATGCTGATCGTGCCGACCGTGCAGGTCGCGGCGGTGATCGGCGGGTTGAACGCCGCGAAGCAGGCAGCCGCTGCCAAGACGGACATCGAGCCCGGCGCGAGCGCGGTGTTCATGCCGCAGCGCTACGAGACCATCCGCACCCCAGCATTCGACGGCGTGCTGCTCGCCTTCGACCGCGGAGCGCCGAGCGAGCAGATCATCGGGCTCGACACGGACGCGGCCATCCGCCTGGGACAAGACCTCCGAAAGCAGGGAAAGGCGGCCACCCGGCTGATCTTGCCCGAGCGCAACATCACCACCCCGTAGAAGGAACGATCCATCATGCGCGTATTCCTGTCGGCCCTGATGTGGCTGTCGATCACGTTCTCGGCGATGGCCGCCACCTTGGCCCCGCCCAGCGATGGCTCACATAGCAGCGTCACCGTCAGCGGGCGCACGTACACTTCTGTGCCGGGCGTGGCGATCACGGTGCCGGAGTTCGACGTTCCGACCCTGCGGTCGAACGGCTGGACGAACGCCATCACCGATGACGTGATCTATCTGAAGGACCCGGTGACGGGCGCGTTCAAGCCAGCACTGATCGGCCTGATGCCGCGCACCGGCAGCGACGTGACGGTCGATGCCGTCAGTGACAGCCGCATGGCGGACATGTTCGCCGCCGCGAGCTGCAACAACGATCCGCTGGTTCAGTGCGGATTGAGCGGTACGAATTTTCTCGTGCAAGCGCAGGCGCAGAGCAACTACGCCTTCCAGATCGGCGTCAACAAAGCATCGTCCGGCTGCCGTAGCGATCAGTACCTCTATCCCTCGAACATCGCCTCTATCCTCAACAGCGGCAACGCTTGGCTGATCTTCGGCTATCCGTTCGTCAACGACGTCAATGCCGGCGGGGCGGCCTGTGCGATCCAGCCGGGAGGCGGGGCGTTCCCGTTCACCAATGCTAACGGCGTGCTGGTGCACCTGTCGAACGTCGCGCTGGTTGCGGCCACGAACATCACGACTGTCGCGGATCAGGCCATCGCCGCCGGCAAGCGAGTGATCATCTCGCTTGAGCCGGGCAATACTGCCACGAACACGAACGCTCAAACGGTCGCGACCTTCAGCGGAACGATTGCTACCGGCGCTCCGAACGCGGTCCTGACGGTGACGGCCGTCGCGAGCGGCACGGTCTATCAGAACCAGACGATCAGCGGCAGCGGCGTGACCGCCGGCACGATCATCATGGGCACCGCGGCCTACAACTCGAACCTCTGCACCCCCGCGTGCACGGGCTCGGGCGGCACGGGGACCTATGCCCTTGGCACCTCGCAGACGCTCGCCGCTCCGACCTCGATCACCGCGACCTACACCAACCTCGCGGCGCTGTACGAGTTCAACGGCTATCTCCTTGCCTACGCGGCCACCAAGCCCGGCCGGGTATTCGTCTACGACCCGCGCTCTGCACTCTGGAGCCCGACTGGCTCCTCCACCGCGATTGTCTTCAAGCCCGGTATTATGGTGGACAGCGGTACGCATTACGGCTGGCTCGGCGGCTGGCTCGGCGGAACGGCTTTGCTCGCCCAGGTGCCGGCGCTGACGCAGAACGTGCCGAACGTCGGTATTGCGAGCATCAACTACTTATCGCCGGGCAACCCGTTCTCGTTGATCAATAACCCGCTGTTCAACGGGACGCAGACCGGCGGCACGCTGACGACCTGCAACCCAGCGACCGGCAACGCCACCCCGCCTACCGGATGGCAGGTGACCTGCGCCCAGGCGACGACCACCACCAACATGAGCGTGGCGGCCGATGCCAATGGCTACGGCAACGCGCTGACGATCACGTTCACCTCGACGGTCGCCGACACGGCAACGATCCGCAACAACAGCCCGGCCGGCACAATCCGCAATCTCAACGACTGGTTTTCGGGTGGCGCTGTAGTCGCGGTGGCGGCCGGTTCGAGCCACTGCACCGTTTTCGGCGAGAACCAGATCAACTCCACGACGCCGTCTCAGACCCGAAGCAGCTTCTCGATGTTTCCGGGCGGCACAGTGAGCGGCGGCGGCACGAACGATGGGCCGACGACCGCTTACACGGTCAACCTGCGCACCCCGCCGGCTCAGCACATCACGGGCACGACGCAGACTGGCTTCCTGAGCTTCCGCATCAACGTGGCGCTCAGTGCGGCCGGAAGCTGCACGGTGACGGTGTCGCGGCCGTTTGTGGATCGCGTGAAGGTCTACAACCCGTTGACGAAGATGTTCTCGGGCTGGCTGCTTCAGCGAGACCTCGACCCGGCCAGCAACGACAACGCTCCCGCGTCGCTGCTGAAGGCCGGCTGATCAACCCCACCGAACCAAGGACACTCGCCATGACCATCCGAATGATCGCGCCGCCCACTATCGCCCAGGGCTTGAACCCCTGCGTCGTGAACGGCCGCTCCTATGCCACGCCGGTCGGCACCGCGCTGAACGTCCCCGACTTCGACGCGGGCGGCCTCGAAGCGAATGGCTGGCTGCGCTGCGCAACCAACGGTGCGGGCACGACCGCCCAGCGCCCGACCGCTGCGCTGCTCGGCAATCCCATCCCGCGCGGCTTCGAGTACGCGGACAGCACGCTCGGCGTGAACGTGATCTGGGACGGCGCTGGTTGGAAGAGCGCCGTCACCGGGGCGGCGGCGTAAGTAGAAGCAGAGAAGGAAGTCAGCATGGCAAAGCGATCACTGCACAAGCGCGGCGCGGGACAGCCGCAGTGGTCGCTTGCCTCGCCGCAAATGACGGTAAGCTTCGGCACGACGCCGGGCGTCGGCTCTTCGTGGTTCGGCCCGCAGAACCCGTTGAGGCCATCCGCCCCGCCGGAAGTGGCCGGCCGCACATGGGACTTTCCGACCGGCTACAACATCTCGACGCAGCCGCGCGCCTATGAGGCGGTCGGCTTCGCAACGCTCCGCGCGCTCGCTGACGGCTGGGACGTTCTGCGCACGATCATCGAGACCCGCAAGGATCAGATCGAACGCATGGAATGGATGATCCGGGTCAAGAAGAAGCCCGGAGAGAAGACGGCGGCGAAGGTCTCGCAAGAGGCCAACGAGCGCGTCGCTGCCTTGCAGGCATTCTTCGAGAAGCCGGATGGCGTGCATACGTGGACGGAATGGCTGCGGCTCCTGCTCGAAGACATGTTCGTGCTGGACGCGGCCACGCTGTACATGGAGCGGTCGCGGGGCGGGCAGTTGCTTGGGCTTCACCCGCTCGACGGGGCAACCATCAAGCGCGTGATCGACGATTGGGGCCGCACGCCGACCGCGATGCAGCCCGAGATCGGCACCGACAATAAGCCGACCGGCCGCTTGCTCGCGCCAGTTGCTTATCAGCAAGTGCTCAAGGGTCTGCCGGCTATCGACTACACGACGGCCGAACTGCTCTATAAGCCGCGCAACATCCGCACGAACCGGGCTTATGGTTTCTCGCCCGTCGAGCAGATCATCATGACGGTGAACATCGCGCTGCGTCGGCAGATGTTCCTCCTGAACTACTACACCGAGGGCAATATACCGGAGGCGCTTGTCGGCGTGCCGGAGACGTGGACGCCCGCGCAAATTCAGGAATACCAGACCTACTTCGACCAGTTGATGGCCGGCGATCTTGCCGCGCGCCGCCGGCTCAAGTTCATCCCCGGAGGCATCGCGAAGGGCGGCGTTGTCGCGACCAAAGAACCTGAGCTGAAGAGCGACTTTGACGAGTGGCTTGTCCGCATCGCCTGCTTCGCCTTCTCCGTCTCGCCAACTCCGTTCATCAAGCAGATGAACCGGGCCACCGCCGGCACCCAGAAAGAGCAGAGCGACGAGGAAGGGCTCGCGCCCATCCTGTCGTGGATCAGGTCGGTCATCAACGGCATCATCGTCACTGAGCTGAAGATCCTCGATCTCGAGTTCGTCTGGGGCGACGATACCCAGATCGACCCCAAGGATGAGGCCGAGGTTCTGACCAAATACACGGCCGGGGCGGTCATGACGCTCAACCAAGCGCGCGCGAAGCTTGGCCTTGAACCGTACAGCGACCCGGCCGCCGATATTCCCATGGTGCTCACGGCTCAGGGCTACGTGCCGCTGAGCGCTTATCAGGATGCTCAGCAGAAGGCCGCCGACGCCGCCCAGGCTGCCAAGGATGCGCTCGCGGTCCACGCCGCGGCCGGCACCAGCCCGCTCGCGCCGCCCGCGTCCGGCAAGCCCGGAGACGACGGCAAGGACAAGGACGATCCGCCCGCGAAGCCGGTGACGGAGAAGGCCCGCGCGCACACCCACGGCAAGCCGTTCAACAAGGGCCTGCGGTTCAAGAGCAAAGAGCTTAGGAGGCTCGACCCGATCCCTTTTGACCGTAAGGCGACGCGGGTCGCCACTGCATCGATCCAGCACCGGCTCCAGATCGCCCTGGGGAAGTGGAAGGTCTCGGTTGCCAAGCAGGTCCGCAAGGCGCTCGAAGATCGGGGCGTGCAGAAGATCGACGACCACGACGAAGATGAGATCGCTGCGAACATCGCCGCGGCGCTCGAACTGGACGGCCTGAGCAGCATCGCCAATGATCTCGGCATCGACCTGTCTGATGTTGCCTCGGACAGCGTCAATCAGGTCGTTGCCCAGATGGGCGTCAACGACGCTTCCGACCTTGTGAACCAAGTCAACGACCGCGCCGTGGCGTTCGCCCGCGAGCGCGCCGCTGAGATGGTTGGCATGCGGTACGATGAAGACGGCAATCTGGTCGAGAACCCGAACGCGGAATGGGCGATCACGGACAGCACGCGAGAAGACCTGCGCCGTGTGATCGCCAGCGGGCTTGAAGACAACATCGGGATCGACGACATCATCTCGAACATCGAAGCCCTTGGCGGCTTCAGCCCCGAGCGGGCAGAGATGATAGCGGAGGCGGAAGTCCGGCGGGCGAACAGCAACGCCGCGCTCGATACCTACGCCGCCGCGCGCGACAATCTCGACATCCGCATGGGCAAGCAATGGCTGCTTGGACCGAACCCTTGCGAGATCTGTCAGGCCAACGCCGATCAAGGCGTGATCGACATCGACGAGCCCTTCCAGTCGGGGGACGACGCTCCGCCAGGCCATCCGTGGTGCGAATGCGCGCTCGCGCCGGTCGTCGCCGAAGACGACGTGCCGGACAGGGCCGAGGCGGAACCTGTTGCTGACGAGTCCGAGAGCGAATAGCCTCGGCCTTCATGAGAGTGTGGGTCGTCACAAAGGCCCCGGTTGACCTGCCTGACACGCAGGAATTCATCGGGACGTTCACTACCGGGGCCGCCGCCGACGCGGCGATCTTGGGCGCAGGCACGTACACCATCGCCGAGATGGAGACCGACCGGCGCTACATGGGCGATCTTCGGACTGTCCGCGTAGTCGTCAAGCTGGACCACCGCCAAACCTAACCACCTCCAAATTATTTGGACAACCGAAGCCGCCCCGCAAGGGCGGCTTTTTTCATGGAGCCAACGCCTATGACCACCGCGACTGCCCTCAACCTTTTCATCCCCATCACGAAGGTCGATGCGGCTCAGCGCCTCGTCTATGGCCTTGCCACCGCCGAGAAGGTGGACCGCTCCGGCGAGGTCTGTGACTACGAGAGCACCAAGCCCTTCTACGAAAAGTGGTCCGGCGATATCGCCAAGACCACGGACGGCAAGTCGCTCGGCAATGTCCGCGCGATGCACGGCAAGGTCGCCGCCGGCAAGGTGACCGCGATCAACTTCAACGACAGCGACAAGCAGATCGAAATCTGCGCCAAGGTCGTGGACGACAACGAATGGAAGAAGGTCGAGGAGGGGGTCTATACCGGCTTCTCGCAGGGCGGCGCTTACGTGAAGCGCTGGAAGGACGGCGACGTGCAGAAGTACACCGCCGACCCCAGCGAGGTCTCGCTGGTGGACCTGCCGTGCCTCGACATCGCGACCTTCAGCATCATCAAGGCCGATGGCACCACGGAGATGCGCAAGTTCGTCACCGCCCCCGCGCCGGCAACGACCGAGCCGACCAACGATCAGATTGTCGCCAAGGCGACCGATCTGGCGAAGGCGGCCGGCAAGGGCACCTTCGTCGACTTCATCGTGGAGGCCCGTGCGGAACTGACCAAGGCCGCCAGCGCCGCAGAGAAGCCCGCTGGGGAGTCCGCCCCGGAGCTGACCGCTGATGTCGGCAAGGCCGCCGACGCGCCCAGCGCGGCTGTGGCGGTCACGGCGGTCCCTGTCGAGAAGAGCGCCGCCCTAGCGCCTGGTGAAGAGCCGTGGGAACAAGTCTGGCTCAGCAAGCGGGACGGCTCCACCCACAAGACCAAGGCGGAACTGCGCAAGCACCACGCCGACATGGACGCTGCCGCCCAGACGGCGACCGCCGCCGCCCCGATCCAGTCCACGCTGGACGCCCTGAACGCCAAGCTCGGCATCGGCAAGGCCGCGGACGCCAAGCCGGGCAAGGACGACAAGGACGCCGACGCGACTGCCGCTGGCGACGATCAGGGCAAGAGCGAGGTGACGGGCAAGAAGAAGGGCAAGGCGAAGAAGGACCTCTCGGCGCAGGATCTTCAGAAGAGCCTGTACACGGTCGGCCGCTTCGCCTCGATCCTGTCTGACCTTCACTATCTCCAGCAGGACACCGCCTGGGAGAGGGAATACGAGGGTGACGCCTCGACCGTGCCCGACCAGATCAAGGCCGCTATCGCTACGCTCTCGCAGGCGCTGCGTGACATGGCGGTCGAAGAGACCTCCGAGCTGTTCGATCCCGAGAACGCGAACGACGCCCTCCTGATCTCGGTCATGGAGCTTTCGGCAGGGATGCCGAAGGATCACATGGACGCCCTGATCAAGATGGCGACCGCCGACACGACCCTTGAGAAGTGCCGCGATAATCTCGCCAAGGCGGGCGCGCGCAATTCGCAGGCGGACCAGAAGCGCATCCAAGCCGCGCACGACGCCATCGTCGCTGCGGGAGCTTCGTGCGAAACCGAGAAGGCTGCCGGCGGCGATCTTGCCAAGGCTGCCGACGAGCTGTCGAAGGCCACCGCACGCGGGGACGCGCTGCAAAAGGCGCTCGATGGCATTCAGCCCCAGCTCGACGCCATCGGCAAGGCGGTTGAACACTTGCTCAGCCAGCCCGTCGCCCATCCGCTGACCCGTCTCGTCTCCAAGGGGCAGGACAACGGTGGCGGTGCCGAAGCCGACGCCCAAGCGGCGCTCGCGAAGATGACGCCCGATGAAGTTGCACTGCTCGTCATCAAGGCGGCGCAGCAGAACGGCCAGCCGCTGCTCTCCCGCGGCAAGTAACAACTACCACCACCAACGACTTCGAGAGGCCCGCGCCGGGGACGGCAGCGGGCCTTTTTCGTGACTACCGCGGCTCGCCGCGAGGTGCCGGGGACGGTGCCACCGAAGAACCAAACCCATCCCCCATCCAGCACTGGATTCTGAAATGACCACCCACGTCACCAACGTTGCGGACATCCTCGCCGACATCAAGAAGGCGCAGTCCGTCGCGATCTCCGACCCCCGTCTTGCGGGCATCGCCGGACTGGAAAAGTCCACCTTCGGCCAGAACGCCTCGGCCACCTCCGGCCTGACGTTCTATGACCTCGAAGTCGGCGCAAAGCTGCTCTTCCCGGTCCTCACCCCGCTCCGCAACCTGATCCCCCGCCTCTCCGGCAAGGGCGGCATTCAGGCGGCATGGCGCGCGATCACCGGCATCAACACGTCCGGCATGCGTATCGGCGTCTCGGGTGGCAACCGTGGCGGCGTGCAGGCGATCAGCACGCAGGACTACACCGCGGCCTACAAGGGCATCGGCATCGAAACCAACGTCGATTTCGAGGCCCAGTATGCCGGCCAGAACTTCGACGACATCCGTGCCCTGGCGGGCAAGGCCGGTCTCGAAAGCCTGATGATCGGCGAAGAGCTGATGATCCTCGGCGGCAACACCTCGGTGCAGCTCGGCACCACGGCGACCCCCACCTTGGTCGGCTCCACCACGGGCGGCACCCTTGCTGCCCAGACTTGGTCGGTCATCTGCGTCGCGCTCTCGCTCGACGCTGTCGTGAACGGCTCCGTCGTCGGCGGCATTCAGGCGTCGATCACCCGCACCAATGCTGACGGCTCCACCGACACCTTCGGCGGCGGCGCTGCTCAGAAGTCGGCGAGCGCCACCGTCGTCACGACCGGCGCGACCTCTTCGATCTCGGCCTCGGTTGCGGCCAAGATCGGCGCAGTCGGATACGCTTGGTTCTGGGGCACGGCCGGCGCGGAAGTTCTCGGCGCGATCACCACGATCAACTCCGCGCTGATCACCGCCGCGGCGACCGGCACGCAGACCGCGGCTTCGCTGCCCGCGGCCGATTGGTCGCAGAACGCGCTCGCCTTCGACGGTCTGCTCTATCAGGCGCTGAAGCCGGGCTCGAACGCCACCATCGTCGTCCAGCCGGCCGGCACTGCCGGCACCGGCACCCCGCTGACCTCGGACAGCGCGGGCGGCATCGTCGAGATCGATGCGGTCCTGAAGAACATGTGGGACCTCTATCGGCTGTCGCCCGATACCATGTGGGTGAACTCGCAGGAGGCTCTGAACATCTCGAAGAAGATTGTCGCCGGCAGCACGACCGCTGCTCAGCGCTTCGTTTTCGAGACCGTGCAGGACGCCATCGGCGGCGGCATCATGGTCCGCACCTACCTGAACCGCTTCTCGATGCAGGGCGGGTCGGTGATCGACATCAAGGTCCACCCGAACGTTCCGGCGGGCACGATCCTGATGACCACGAAGACGCTGCCTTATCCGCTGAGCGGCGTGGGCAACGTCATCCAGATCAGGACCCGCCAGGACTACTACCAGATCGAATGGCCGCTGCGCTCGCGCAAGTATGAGTACGGCGTCTACTCCGATCAGGTGCTCCAGAACTTCTTCCCGCCGTCCATGGCGGTGATCACCAACATCGGCAACGGCTAACAGCCGCGACGATTAGCGACCCGCGGCAGGCGACTGCCGCGGGCTCTGCCCCCCTCAACATCAAAAGCAGGAAGCACGAACATGAAATTGCTCGCCCCGATTGGCACCAGCTCGATCAGCTTGGGTGGTGAAAGCTTGGAGATCGATAACGATGGTACCGTCACCGTCTCCGGTGTCGCCGCCGTCCGCGAACTCTGCGACACCCACGGCTTCACGATCTTCAATGCGGAGAAGCCGGCCGCGCCGGCCGAGAAGCCGCCCGTGGACAAGTTCACTGACATGAGCCGGGCCGAGATCATCGGCTACATCAAGAGCAAGGGCCTCCCGGTCGTGCCGCAGACCGGCACCGAAGAGCTGCGCGCCGCAGCCCGGTTGCAGTATTCGCCGGACGAGCGCGCAGCCGACGACGCCGCCGCGAAGGCCGCTGCCGAAGCTGGCAAGTAAGGACTGAGCAACATGGCTGGACCCAGCGACCTCGTCACGCTCGCCTCCGTCAAGGCGTGGTTGAACATCACGTCGGCCAACGACGACGGGCCGCTGGGTTCGGCCATCACGCAATGCAGCCTGAAGATCATCAACCACATCAACCGCAACTGGCTGCTGCCGCGCACATACACGGAAGTGCTCAACGGCAACGGCAAGCAAGCCATCATGCTCAGGAATTATCCGGTCACCTCAGTGCTGAGCGTGACCGTCGATGGCGTCTCAGTCCCGGCCGGCTCGTGGCAGAGCAACGGCTACATGTTCCAGCCGCCCGACGACACGCCGCCCGGCAGCCGGCAGACGCTGCAATTGCGCGGTAGCTGCTTCAACAAGGGGCAGCAGAACGTCACAGTGGTCTACGTCGCCGGCTATCAGGTGAGCGCGGAAGCGGCCACCGCAGCCGCAGCCGTGACCGTCCAGCAGCCTTACGGCGCTTGGGGCTCAGACCTTGGTGTGAAGAACGCCGCGACCGGCGCGGCTCTGACGAAGGTGGCGGGCGCTCCGGCGCAGGGGCAGTATCAGCTATCGACGACCATTGTCGGCGGCTACGTCTTCAGCGCTGCCGACGCGGGCCTGAACGTCCAGATCAGCTACGGCTACATCCCCGGCGATCTCGCCCAGGCGGCGCTGGAATGGGTGGCTGAGCGCTACTCCTATCGCTCGCGCGTCGGCCAGACCTCGAAGTCGCTCGGCGGGCAGGAGACCGTGTCCTTCGCCATCGGCACCGTCCCGAGCTTCATCGGCGACATGCTCCAGCAATACACAAGCGTGACGCAGTAGCATGCTCAACCTGAAGATCCTCGGGGACGACGCGCTCGTCGCGCGCCTGTCTTCGATGCCGGACGCGGTACGAAAGAAGCTGCTGCGGACGATCACCGCTCTGTCGTTGCAGCTTGAACGCAAGATCAAGGCCGACAAGCTGTCCGGTCAGGTGCTCAACGTAAAGACCGGCAAGCTCCGGGCCTCGATCTTTTCCTCGGTTGAGCAGACGGACACCTCGACCATCGGCAAGGCGCAATCGTCGGGCGACGTGAAGTATGCCGGCATTCACGAGTTCGGCGGCGTCATCAACATTCCCGAGATAACGGCCAAGGGCAAGGCGCTGGCGTTCATGCAGGGCGGCAAGATGGCCTTCTACAAGAAGGTTCGCGCGCACAAGGTCAAGATGCCTGAGCGTTCCTTCATGCGGTCATCGCTGGCTGACATGCGCGAACAGATCATCGCCGAGATGACCGAAGCCGTGCGGGAAGGGGTGCGCTAATGATTGTCTCGCGCGAGCCGATATATGCAGCGCTCAAGGCGCTCGTGCAGGGCGTGACGTTCGTCGCCCTGTCCGGCGGTGCCACCACCTGGGCGGTGCCTGTCAGCCGCCGCCTGAAGCTCTGGAATGAGGTGCCGATCCAACCCGCATGCTTCATTGCCGTGCATCAGGAGATCGACGCCTATTCATCGGAGCTGACCCCGAGCAAGACCACGATCTCGGCGGACATCTACGTCTATACGAAGACCGGAGACGACACCGTTGAACAGGCGGTTGATCTCAACCTCATCCTCGACGGCATCGACACGGCGCTGAAGCCATCGGTGCTGACGGGCAAGCAAACCCTCGGCGGCTTGGTTTCGCATTGCCGCCGTGAGGGGCAGGTCATGCTCGACCCCGGCGATCTGGACGGGCAGGCCCTCGCGATCATCCCGATCAAAATCTTCGTGCCATAAGGAGCAGAGATGGACGACACTCAATCGACCGCCGCGGCATTGCCGCAAGTCAAGATCGACACCGAGCCCAAGCCGGACCCGGTGCATGTGCTGATCGACGCATGGCATCGCGATCACTTCGCGGGCATGCCAACGACTGAACTTTGGAACGCTTCTTTCGCTGCGAAGGAAGACCTGAAGAAGCGCATCGCGGCGCTTTAGCGCGACCCACCATCCACCCACGACCGAGCCGGCCTGCCACCGCAGGTCGGCTTTTCTATTTCCACCGCGGCCCCGTCCGCATGAAAGGACTGAACCATGTATAGCTTCGGATCGGGCGTCCTCATTGGCACCCGCACGGACATCGCCAACGCCACGCCGATCAACTTCGGTCTGGTGCAGGAGGTGACCATCGACGAGAGCGCGAACATCAAGGAACTGTACGGCCAGTTTCAGCGCCCGGTCGCCATCGCGCGCGGCACCATCAAGACCACGGGCAAAGCCAAGGTCGCGCGCATCTCCGGCATCGCCTTCGCCTCGCTCTACTACGGCGTGGTGCCGCAGGCCGGCCAGCTCGCGACTGCGTTCGGCGAGGCGGGCGTGGTCCCGGCGTCGCCCTTCCAGGTGACCGTGGTCAATACGGCCACGTACGTCGCGGACCTTGGCGTGCTCAATGCCGCGACGGGCTTGCCTCTCACGAAGGTCGCCGCGGCCCCGGCGACGGGCCAATACTCGGTCAGCGCGGCCGGCGTCTACACGTTCGCCGCGGCCGATACGACCAAGGCGATGCTGATCAGCTACACGTACACGATCCCCACGACCGGCCAGAAGTTCACGGTCAGCAACCAGCTTCTGGGCACCACGCCGACGTTCTCCTGCGTGCTCTACACCACGTTCCAGCAGCAGGCGATCACGGTCAGCATCGCCAACGCGACCTCGAACAAGCTGTCCTTCGGCACGAAGCTGGAAGACTTCGTCATGCCCGAGTTCGACTTCTCGTGCTTCGCAGACGCGGCCAACAACATCATGACGTGGTCGTTCGCCGAAGCGTCGTAACCGTCTCAACTGAAACCAAAAACGGGGTGCCGATCAACGGCACCCCGCCATTCCGCAGGAAGGTTCAACCATGTCACCGCTCGAACTCGAAGGCTTGCCCAAGATCACCTTGGCTGGCAAGGATTTCCCCATCGCGCTCTTGGCCCCGCGCCAGAACCGCATTGTCATCCCGAAGCTGATCGCGCTCATGCAGGGCTTCACGGACGGCCACAAGGCCGACGTGCTCAACCCCATGAACCTCACGACTCAGCAGTATGACGACCTCTGCGACGTTGTGTGGGTCGCGGTCACGCGCGCAACGCCGACGCTGACCAAGGAAGCATTCCTCGACATGCCCATCGACCTGCTCGAATTGATCGCGGCGATGGACGTGGTTGCCAAGCAGTGCGGCGTGATGAAGCGCGCTGGCGATGTCAAACCGGGGGAAGCCCCGGCGATGGTGAACCACTCGACTGGGACCGCATCATCGCCCGTGTGATGTCTGTGACAGGGCGTCCCTGGGACGAACTGGAAGACACCTTGACGGTCCCGCGCCTGCGAGCACTTCAGGCTCAATGGCTCGAAGCGCCGCCTGTCGGCGATCTCGTTGCAGGCTACCTGCAATACAAGCCTCCCGCTCCGAAAATCGAAGCCGCTGCCGATCCCAACGACCCGAGCGGCATCGGCTCCCTCATCATGCAATTCCCCAGCGGCTTCGTGTCCGCTGAACGGTAGGGGGCCGCGCTATGTCCGATGACGTTAAGGTCCAATTTGGTGCGGCTGTGGAAGGGCTCCTCGCGGGCCTGAAGACGGCGACCGGCGGCGTGAAAGACTTCAGCGATCAGGTGAAGTCTCAGGCCGATGGCATCACCAGCAGCTTCAAGAAGTTGCAGGAGGTCATGCTTGGCATCGCCGCCGTCGTAGCCGGTGGCGCGATGTTCAAGGACATGATCCGCTCGACGCTCGAAGCGACCGGGGAGGTGACCAAGCTGCAAAAGACGTTCGGGCTCACGCTCGAACAGGCCAACCTCACGAAGTCGTCGCTCGATTTGCTCGGCATCGCGATCGACGACTACGTGTCGATGGCAATGAGGCTGGACCGCCAGCTTCGCACGGGCAGCGATGCCCTGGCGAAGATGGGCCTGACCGCGAAGGATTTGGACCTCGGACAGAAGGGAGTGATGGACAAGGCCATCACTCTGCTCGGCTCGTACAAGGAAGGCATCGACCGCAACATCGCCGCGACCGTTCTGTTCGGCCGCGGCGGTGACGAAGCCCTGAAGTTGGTCAAGCTTGGCATGGACGGCGTGACCGCCAAGGCCCGCGAGCTCGAAGAGGCGTTCGGCCTCACGATCACGAAGCAGGATCAGCAGAACGCCCGCGAATACAAGCTGGTCGTGACCGAACTCGGCATGGCTTTCGACGGCATCAAGAAGGCCATCGGCAGCGCCGTGCTCCCGTACCTCACGGAGTTCGGCAACTGGTTTGTCGAAAAGACGCCCATCATTATCCAAGCCATGAAGGACAACATGAAGTCCATCGTGGAGGGCGGCTTTGCCGCGGCTCAGGGCTTCATCAATTTCGTCACGACGGTCGCGACCGGCGTCTACAACCTGTTCGTGCTCTGGCAGTACATCAAGACCAAGATGGGTTCGACCACGGAGGGCGAAGCTCTCGCGTCCATCGACCAGTTCGGCGCTACGATCGATAGCCTGAACAAGTTTCGCGACAATGCGATCAAGACCATCGACGAGATCAAGGCGAAGGTGCTTGCGGCCAAGCCGTTCGAGAACCTGAACCTCAATCTGGGCAAGGGCGCGCAGGGCACCAAGAGCGCCACGGGCCTGCTCGATGATGGCGGGTCCGGCAAGGACGCGCTCTCGGCGGCTATGCGCGAAGTGGACGGCCAAATCCGTGTGCTGCGCGAGGGGCTGAACCAGAAGCGGCAGATACTCGAAACCGAATATCAAGCCCACCAGATCACCGAAGGTGAGAAGGTTGAAGCGACCCGGCAGGCCGTCGATCAGGAGTACAGCGCTGAGCTGGCGTTGTTGCAGAAAGAGCTGTCGCTTGGAAACCTGTCGCTGACCCAGCGCCAGCAGGTGCTGAACAAGATCGCGGAGCTTGAGGAGAAGCACCGCACCGATCAGGTCAAGATGGACAGCGAGGCGGTAGCCGCCCGGACCAAGATTTTCCAGAACATGTTCGATGCGCTGCAAGGCGCGTTCAACGGCCAGCTCCGCGGGCTGCTAGCCGGCACCACGTCGCTGAAGCAGGCGATGATGTCGACGCTCGGCGACCTCATCATTTCGTTCATCCAGTATGTCGCGAAGATCGGCTTCGAGTGGGTAGCCGGCCAGCTCGGCATGACCGCCGCGACGGCCTCGGGCGCAACCGCCCGCGCGGCTGCTGAGACCGCCGCCCAGGAGGCGACGCTTCCCGCCCGTATCGGTTTCTTCACGAGCCAACTGATGTCTTCGGCCGGCCTGACGTTCGCCGGCATCATGGCGAACCTCTCTCCTGCACTGGGACCGCTCGCCGCCGGGCCTGCGGCGGCCGGTGAGGCCACCGTCATGGCGCAGATGGCAAACGTCCCGAAGCTGGCCGTGGGCACGCCATGGGTCCAGTCAGACGGTCTGGCGTACCTCCATAGAGGCGAGCGCGTGGTGCCCGCAGCCGTGAACGCCCCAGACGGATCAGGGGCGGGGCCGGGCGGTGCTACGCACCATCATTGGAACGTGCAGGCGCTCGATGCCCGGTCGTTCGCGGCCTACGTCCGCGAGAACGCCGGCATGATTAACAAAATCCTCTCAGGGAAGGCGGCGTTGACTGCATGACCATTCTCACATTCCCAGCACTGAGCGGCCTGACTTGGCCGGTCAAGAAGTCCCCCAGCTTCCAGACGCTCAAGCACAAGAGCGTGGCCGGCACCTCGACCATGCAGTCTTTGCAGCCGTATGCCATCTACGCCTTCGAGCTGCCGTTCGAGTTCCTGCGGTCGGACGACGCCAACCGTGAACTCCAGCAATTGATGGGGCTGTTTCAGGCGTGCCGGGCAGGGGCGATCCCGTTCAATTTCAGCGACCCCGATGACAACGCGGTGACGGGGCAGACGATTGGCCTGGGCGATGGCAACACCAAATCATTTGGATTTGTGCGGTCGATGGGCTCCGTGATCGACCCGGTGCAGAACGTCATTGCGGCCGGCCTTACGGTTTACGACAACGGCGTGCCGCAGATCCTCGGAACGGACTACACGCTGTTGGCGACCTCCCAATACGGGACCAATTACGGCGTCCAGTTCGCGACCGCGCCGCTGGCCGGCCACACGATCAGCGCCGATTTTTCGTACTTCTGGCTGTGCGCGTTTGATGACGACGTGGCCGAGTTTTCGAAGCTCTTCAACCTCAATGGCAAGGCGCTTTTCGAGGCCAAATCTATCAAGTTTAGCTCGGTGCTCCAGTGAAGACGGCGAGCACTGCACTGATCAACCTTTTCGCATCGGATACTCCCTTCGAGCAATTCGATCTCTACACCATCACGCTCACCTCCGGCCTCGTGCTGCGGTACTCGACGTGTTCGTTCGATGTTTTGGTTGGCCGCGGCCTTCCCTGGCTGTGCGCCCGCTCTGTCGGCGGCGTGCAAATCGACGAGCAAGGCGATGGCGGGCCGCGCGCTCATTGGACCTCCGGCTTCAGCACCGGAACATGGTCGGTCATCGTTGCACCTCGCGACACAGACCTGATCGGCAATCATAGCTGGCTTGCCGCGGTCAACGCCGGCATCCTCGACGAAGCCATTGTGCGCGTGGATCGCGGATATGTGGCTGCGTGGCCGCTCCTGCCGACGCTCACGCTTGTCCCGGTCGGCTTGGTCAACGTCTTCTACGGGCGCGTGGCCGAAGTCGATTTCGGCCGAAGCTCGATCATGATCAACATCAACGACCCGCGCGAGTTGCTGGACGTTGACATGCCCCGCAACGTCTACGGCTCGGGCTGCGGCTACGCGCTCTTCGATAGCGGCTGCACGCTCAGCAAAGCCGCCTTCGCGTTGCCGCTCACAATCACGGGCGTCACCGGCATCAACACCATCCAGACCAACTCGTCTAAGGCCGATGGCTACTTCTCGCTGGGCTCCGTTCGGTTCACCAGCGGCGGGAATAGCGGACTTCAGATGATGGTGCGCGCATCGTTTCTTGCCGGCGGCGAGATGGACCTGATGGCCCCGCTGCCGTTCACTATCAACGTCGGGGACACGCTGACGGCCTATCCCGGCTGCGACAAGCAGTTCGCGACGTGCGCTCAGAAGTTCAACAACCTACCGAACTTCGGCGGCTTCCCCTTCATCCCAGCCGTGGAGACAGCGGTCTAATGTCGGACGAATTGACTCAGCGTGCCGCCGTTGTTGCCGCGGCGCGGACGTTCATCGGCACACGGTACCGCAACGGGGCGGCGATCAAGGGCGTGGGCGTGGACTGCGCCACGCTGATTTCGCTTTCGTTCACTGAGGCGGGTGTGCGACCACCTATCGCCATCGAGCCCTATTCCTCGCAGTGGCATCTGCACTCGACCGCGCCTCTGTACGAGAACGCAATCGAGCAGAACGGCTGCCACGAAGTCGAGATGCCGAAGGTTGGCGACATCGCCCTGTATTTTCAGGGGCGGCAGTTCGCGCACGGCGCAATCGTCTCAGGCGTCGCGCCCTTGCGGATCATCCACGCTTTCGCGCCGTCGCGCTGCGTCGTCGAAGGCGATGAACTTGAGTTCGGCCTTTTGAACGGCGAGCAAAAGAAATTCTTCTCTCCTTGGTAAGGGCCGCTCATGTCGTCACTCTTCAAGACAAGCAACGCGGCAGAGTCCAACGATGTCGTGCCCGCTACCGGACTATCCATCCAGACCTCCGTTCAGGGCAGCCCGCGGCCGATCATCTATGGAAAGACGCGCGTTGCCGGCAACCTGATCTGGTACGGCGATTTCTATGCGGTAGCGCAGCAGTCGGACAGCGGGTCGAACGGAGGTAAGGGCGGCATGTTCGGCGGCTCTTCCGGCAACGGCGGGGCAAGCTCGTATGTCTACTATGCGTCGGTCGAGATCGCGCTAGGTGAAGGCCCGATTGCTGGTGTCAGCCAGCCGATGTGGTCATCAAAAGCGATGACGACGCTGTCGCAGGAGAACATCGCGATCTTGCTCGGCGGCGCGTCGCAGTCGCCCTGGGGATACCTGACCTCCAAGGGCACGCTGACCGGATTTGAGTTCATCCGTGACTTGCTGACCGGGCAGTTCACCCCGATTGCTGGTGCCCACCCCGGCGAGGACCTTGCGTATCGCAACACGGCTCTTGCGGTCGGCAATCTCTCGCTCGGGGCCAGCTCCTCGCTGCCGAATTATTCCTTCGAGGTGCAGGGAGGTCTCACTGCCGCGCTGGCGAGCGGCGATGTCGAGGTTACGGCGATGCTGGCCGACTTCCTCACCAACCCCCGCTACGGCGTGCCCGGCTGGTCGTCCAGCCTCAACGCTGATTGGAGCTATGCCAAGGGCTACAGCATGGCGACGGGCCTGTGCGTCTCCTATGCGCTGTCGGCGGCGGTCTCCGCGTCTCAGTTTATGCAGGACGTGCTGGAAAGCGTGAACATCATGCCCGTGTGGTCGGATGCGACGCTAAAGCTTGTGCCGCTTGGCGACGCGACCGTCTCGGGGAACGGCTTCGCATACTTCCCCCCGACCGCGCCGCTCTACGACTTGGACGATACGGACTTCTTGCCTAACCAGTCGAGCTTCGGATCGAGCAACGGCGACCCCGTGTCGGTCCAGCGTACCGCGCCGCGGGATCAAAACAACATCGTCACGGTCGGCTACGTGGACCGCGCATCCAACTATAACCCGGCCTCCCTGAACGCTCAGGATGATGGCTCAATTCTGCTCTACGGCAAGCGGGCATCCAAAGGCGCTCGGGATTGGAAGTGGTTTCAGAACAGCGCGACGGCGGCAATGGCCGGCCAGTTGGCGCTGGGCCGCGAGCGCCTGGCGAATGCGTACTCGTTCACCCTGCGCCCGCGCTTCATCTTGCTGGACCCCGGCGACATCGTCACCATCACGGACGCACGGCTCGGCCTGTTCAGACAGTGGGTACGCATCACCGACGTCAAGGAGAACTCCGACCGTTCGCTCAGCGTGCTTGCGACCATTTACCTCGACGGCACCGCCGCGGCTCCGATGTACGGCCAGCAGGTCACTACGGGCAGTGCGCCGAACTACAACGTCGATCCCGGCGCTATGAACACGCCAGTCATCTTCGAGCCTACTGATCAGCTCGGCGGCGGGCTCAGCATCTACATTGCCGCCTCCGGCGCGGACACCGTCAACTATGGCGGCTGCGACGCTTACATCTCCATCGACGGCGCGTCCTACTCGTGGATCGGCCGTCAGCATGGAGCTGCGCGGATGGGCGCGCTTACGCTTTCGCTGCCGGGATATCCGGCCAACCCGACCGGCCTCAGCATCGACCAGTTGAACACCCTGAAGGTCTCGCTGGCCGAAAGCGCCGGCCAGCTCGCTTCAGGCTCGACCGCGGACGCCGTCAACTTCAACACGGCATGCTGGGTCGGCGGCGAGGTGGTTTCCTATCAGACCGCGACCTTGACGGGGCCAGACGCTTATGACCTGACCTATCTCGTGCGGGGCTGCTACGGCACGGATGGCACCATCACGCACGCAGCGGGTACGCCCTTCGTCCGGCTCGACAACAGCATTCTGAAGATCCCGTTCGACAAGAACCGGATCGGCACGACCGTCCAGATCAAGCTTGTGCCGTTCAACGTCTATGGGGCGGGGGGCAAGACGCTCGCTGACGTGTCAGCCATCAGCTACACGATCACGGGGGCGGCGCTGGCTTCTCCGCTTCCGGCAGTGACGAACGCTCGCACCTTCGTGGTCGATAGCGTTGTCAACATAGGCTTCGACGAGATCGAAGATTTCCGCAACGGCATCCGTTACGAGATCAGGGTTGGCTCGACGCCGCAGACCTCGGTAAGCCTCGGCACCAAGGCGCATCCGCCATTCCCCACGTTCGGGGACGGCACCTACTGGATTGCCGCCGTCTGCCAGCCCGTGGCGGACCTCGTGGTCTATTCCGGGTCATGGACAGAGGTAACGATCAGCGGGTCCGTGCTGACGACCAACGTTGTTGCTGAGTACGATTTTCAGGCACTCGGCTTTCCGGGAACGCTTTCGCCCGGATTGACCCTGACCGGAGCCGGATCGACGCTGGCTGTGAATGCGAGCGGCATTGACGGCGTCTATAGACCTGACACGGTCTACGATCTCGACATCGGCCGGGTAGCACCAATCCTCGTCAAAGCTACCTGCAAAGGCATCGGCACCCCTGTCGGTCAGGACATACGCAGTGTCAATCCGATCCAAGACATGTCCGACTTCAGCGGCATCGGTTCGAGCCAGTACGTTGATGCATTCATTGAGGTGTCCATCGCCACGTCGGTCGATCTCGATGATCTCGGCGACCTCGACCCCCGAGGCGATCTCGATGCTGCATCAGATTGGGGGCCGTGGCAGCGCTACGAGCCCGGCTATTACAACGCTCGGCTCATCAGGACGCGCTTGGTCCTGAACACGATTGATCCGAACACTCTGGTCACAGGGCTCGAATACTCGGTGCTCTTTGACGTGCCCGACCGGGTCGATACCTACACCGCAGTGACGGTCCCAACGGGCGGCGTGACCATCAACTTCACTCCAGCGGGATCGGCGGTGCCGGCACCGTTCATCTTCGGTCCCGGCGGCTTCGGCAATCCACTGCACGTTCAATTCACCGCGCTCGGGACATCCGGCAACATCGTGATCGACAGTCTATCGCTCTCGGCAATCACCTTCCACTTCGAAAGCTCGCCCGGCGTTCCGGTCGCATGCACCGGCAACCTGTTCGTCCAAGGCGCATAATCTAGGAGAACCACATGAGCCTATTCACCCGTCTTCTCGGGGCGCTCTCGCTCGCCCTGATTTTGTCAGCGCCCGCTCGCGCTGATCAGTCGCCGCTCTTCAGCGATCCGACTATTGCGACGAGCGGTCTCGCGCTGATGAACAACTACAACAGCGCCTTCGCGGCGGTCGCGTCCTGCAACTCGGGCAACTCGGCCCCCGCGAACTTGCAGGCGGGAGCCGTCGCCGGAATGTGCTGGGCCGACACCAGCTTGGCCGGCTACATCATCATGCGCGATTTCGATGGCGTAAGCTGGGTTGAGCGTTACCGTCTCGATCTCGCCAACCATGTCGTCGCCGCACCGCTCGGGACGGGCATCGGCTCGTTGCCGGCAGCAACGACCGTCGATCTGTGCTCGACGCCCAGAAGCAGCGTCACGATTACCGGCACCGTGCCGATCACGGCCTTTGGCGGCTCGTGTGTTCAGCAGGGCGTGTTGAAGGTGCTCAATTTCACCGGCAACGCGACACTGACCTACAATGCGACCTCGCTGGTGCTGCCCGGCGTTGGCAACGTCACGACGGCGGCCGGCGACACGGCCATTGCGCAGTATCTCGGCTCAGGCAATTGGCGCGTCATCTCCTACCAGCCGGCTTCCGGTTCGGCGGTGAAGAACCCCGCCATCCCCGTTTGCGTGAAGATCGACTACATGGGGTTCGCCGCTAACCTCCCGGCTGGCTATGTGCTCGGCACGGGGCAGGCGCTGAGCAGGTTCAGCTTCCCTGATTATCTCGCGTGCTCGACCATCACCGTGCCGGGTACGCTCACCAACGGCTCGCTGGTTATCACCGGGCTCCCCTCGACGGCTGAGTTGAGTGTTGGCATGCCCGTGGAAGGCGCTGGCATTCAGGCCGGCTCCACCATCGCCAGCATCAACAGCAGCACGCAGATCACTCTCAACGTCAGCCATACCGCGACCCTGAACGGCACTCAGTCCCTGACCATTTTCGCCTACGGCTACGGGGCTGGCGGCGATGCCACGACCGTCGGCGTGCCTGATTGCCGCGGCTTCAAGATTGCTGGCAGGGACCCTGCCGCGTCTCAGCTTGGCGCGTTCTCAGGTCTGAACGTGACCAAGGGCGCGGAGCTTCACACGATGTCCGCGGGCGAGCTGGCCGCGCACACCCACGGCGTCACCGACCCCGGCCATATCCACGCCATCACCGATCCGGGCCACGTCCATCAGGCTGTTCAGCCGACCCAGACCCGCAACGACGGCACCCAGGTGCTGAGCACCATGAGCTTCGGCAGCTCGCAGAACACCTCGTTGGCGGTGACCGGCATCACGATCAACAGCCACACGACGGGCATCACGATCAACAGCTTCGGCAGCAATACGCCGTTCACCGTCCTCGATCCGACGATGTCCGCGAACTGCGCTGTCCGCGTCCTCCCGTAAGCTTCAACCCATCAGGAACGGCAACATGATCTTGACCCGCATCTTCGCCGGGGCGCTCGCGCTTGCGCTCATGGCGGCCCCGGCTCGCGCTGATCAATTCACGCTCGTCACGCCCGAAGTTGGTTCAGCCACGATGGCGAACCTTCGAACCTTCCTCAACAACGTGATGCCGACGCTTGCCGGATGCTTTTCCGGCAACGCGGTCCCAGCGGTTGCCGCCGGCAATGTCCCGGTCGCGTACCAGTGCTGGGCCGACACCTCAGCGGCACCCGTCGTCAAATTCAAAATCTACAATCCCACCCTCTCATCATGGGTGCAGATTTACTCGGTCAATACGACCACGGGCGTGATGACTCCAAGCAATTCGGTCACCCAGATCGTATGCGGCACGGGGTTGACCGGAGGCGGCATCACCTCGACCGGGACATGCGCCATCGATAAGGCCACCGCGGCGAACTACTATGCCGGTGCGTCGAACAAGGTGGTCACAACTGACGTTGTGTACACGGCCGAAGTCGCCTTGGGGAACAGCGGTTCGGGGGCGTTGGTTCTGGACACAACCGCATTCGTCAATGCTGCGGTCATTATGACCGGGAATATCAGCGGCGTCGCTTGGACCGGAATTGCCGGAAAGTCGGGCACAATCCGTCTCGCGCAAGATGCCACCGGAAACCGAACAATAGTGTGGCCTTCGGCTCTGAAATGGACGGGCGGTAGTGCTCCTGCTCTTTCAACCGCCGCGCTGGCTCAAGACTATCTGAACTACAACTGCATCAGTGCTACGCTTTGCCAAGCGTCGCTGGCGAAGAACGTGCAGTGACCGCGGCCATGAAAAAAATCATCATAGGATTTTTCGCGGCGACCTTCGCGCTGATAGCATCAGCCAGCGCGAACCTGCCCGGCACTGGATCACTCACTGCACTGGTCGGGGGCAACAGCAACCCGTACACAGTTTCATTCTTGTTGCTCGGCGCTGGCGGCGGGGGAGGTGGATCAGCATCCACTGGCGGCGGTGGTGGCGGCTGCGGTCAGGTTGTGCCGGGCACCACCACGATTACACCGGGACAGTCCATCTCGGTGACAATTGCGGCGGCCGTAGCGCAAAATCAACCGGGTGGCACGTCGTTCTTCGGCGGTACTAGCGCTATCGGCGGCGGCCAGGGCGGCAACGGCGTGAACCCCGCTACAGGCGTCGGCCAGCCGGGAGCGTGCGGGGGCGGCGGGGCCGGAGGCAACCACGCTGGCGGTGCCGGATCACTATCAGGCAGCGGCGGGACGTCTACCCTGCAAAGTGGTGGCGGCGGTGGCGGATGGGGTGGCGGCGGTGGCGGCGGGACGGGCGGCGCAAGTGGAGCAAATGGCGGGGCCGGATTTACGTCGAGCATCTCCGGTTCGTCGGTCGGCTATGCTTGCGGCGGCGGCGCTGGCGGGTCAACGGGAGCAGGTTCTGGCGGGTGTCCGTCTGCGGGAGCGGGTAATAGCTCATCGGCGGCTGCTTGTTCAGGCTCGGGCGGCGGCGGTGGCACAGCAGGCGCTAACGGCGGCAATAGTGGAAGTGGCTGCCTGATCATCTCCTACCCCGGCTCTCAGCGCGGCACGGGCGGCACGGTGACATCATCGGGCGGAAACACGATCCACACATTCAGTACATCAGGGACGTTTAACGGCTGATCCGACCGCAGCGCGCCCCGCATTCACCGCCCTTTTCGGGCGGTTTTTTTATGGAGAAACCAATGCTGACCGAAAACATGCTTCGCTCGCTGTGGCCGCGCGGCGATAGCAAGATACCCGGCCTAGTGGCTGCGATGGCGGCCTCCGCGCCGACCGTCTTCCCGAAATGGGGAGTGACCAACGACCTCATGATCGCGCACGCCATGGCTCAGTTCAGCCACGAGTGCGGAGCCGGCACGGAGGTTGTCGAAAACCTGAACTACCGCGCTGAGCAGTTGCTGAAGCAGTGGCCGACGCATTTCACGCATGCGCAGGCCATCGCCATGCAGCACCAGCCGCGGCACATCGCGGATCAAGCCTACAACGGACGCATGGGCAATCGCCTGGGCACCGACGACGGCTGGAATTGTCGTGGTCGCGGGCCGGCTCAAACGACGGGGCGCGACGAGTATGCGCGGCTCGGCGAAGCTTTGGGTCTGCCGCTCGCCGATCATCCCGACATGATCAACGAGCCCGCTCACTTCCTTGAGTGCGGCGTCGCAAACCTCAGCATCCGCGGCTGCATCCCGTACATGGCGAAGGACAACATCATCGCCGTGTCAGGTCTACTGAACGTCGGTCACATCGTCCCGGCGAGCAAGATCATCGGCTACAGCTCGCGCGTGCATTGGCTGTCGCTGTGGAAGCATGTTCTCGGATGCTGAGCGACCGCACGGTCGTCTCTCTCTGTCAGGCGATCTACAAGCCCACCGCGCTCATCGACCAATGGGAGCGCTTCGACCCCGGCCTTGATGACGGCGTTTGCTACGGGCTGCGCAAGCTCGCGGGCTTCGACATCGTCGTCTTCCGGGGATCGGTCACGGCGCAGGACTGGATCAGAGACCTGCACGCCATGATCGTCGCCACGCGCATCGGTCATGTCCACGCAGGCTTCTTCGCGGGCATGGAGCACGTCTGGTCAGAGTTGCGCCCGCTCATCACGCAGCCCGTCATCGTCGCTGGACACTCACTAGGGGCCGCGCGAGCGGCCATCCTGTGCGGTCTCATGGTGAAGGATGGCGTGCTCCCATGTCGCCGGGTCGTGTTCGGCGAACCCAAGCCCGGTCTGCTCGATCTGGCGAACCTCATCAAAGCAATTCCAGCGGCGTCCTACCGCAACGGCGACGGCCTTCACCACGATCTGGTGACCGACGTCCCGTTGAGTTTTCCGCCGCTGCAATACGTGCACCCGACGCCGATTGTCGAGGTGTGCGCCGAGCCCACGGGCGCACTGTTCGAGCGCCTTGGGGCCTTCGCTTACCACCACATCGAACTCTACGTGGCCGCGCTTACGGCTCAAAAACAGGAGGCTTGAACTACAATGAGGGGCATCAATCCAATCTGGCTGACGGTGGCGGGGCTCTTCCTCGCGCTTCAGACCAACATCGCGACCGGCAACATCAGCCTGGTGAACGTCCTGCCGGAAACGTGGGTGCCGTGGGCTGTCGGCTGGGCCAAGGCAATCGCGGCCTATGGCGTCACGGTCGGCGCGCTGCTGCCGCAGTTCTCGTCGGCGAAGACTGGCTACTTCGTGACCAACGAGCCGATGATCTCGCCGGCCACGAAGCTGGTTGCGTTGCTGGCCCTCGGTGCCGGCCTGTTTCTGCTCGTGCCGTTCGCGCATGCCGCGGACGTGGCGCAGAAGCGCAACCTCTTCGCCGGTCCATACGACACGGAGAAGTGCGGCGGCTACTACGGCATCAACTCGATCGGCTCGACCGGCGCGGTCAAGGGCTCGGCAGCGCCGGGCACTCAGACGGTGCAGGGCGGCGTCGGCGTGGTTGTCGGCTACGGCTGCCCGATTGCCGTGGTCAACGGATCGTTCTGGTTTGTGGAGGGCATGTTCGACGTGACGAACATCAATGGCAGCGAGAATGGCTTCGCGCTGTCGGGGCCGGCGTCGTTCACGCAGCGGTTTGCTGTGGGCTCGCCGCTGACCACGATGCTCGGCGTGATCCCCGGCCTGTCCGGCAGCGGCTCTACCGCTGTGCCGAACCTGCCGGTCCTTCCGGCTGGCATCTCTGCCGGCTCGGGAGCGCCTTACATGTTCGTGGCGCTGCACGAGCAGGACATCTCGGCGCAGGTCGGTCTCGTCAAGAACCGCCAGTGGCTGGTCTCCTACGGCGTCGGCCTCGGTCTGCTCTATCGTCTCTCGAATGGCGTCGTCGCTGACACCTTCGCGGAGTACAAGGCGGACAGCAACTCGCTCTGCTTTGGCCCGCTCGGCTCTGCCGGCTGCGCCAAGATCGGGCAGGGCGCGATGGTCGGCGTTCAGTTCAAATACTGAGCCTCACTTCTCACGACGCCCGGCGGCGCAGTGCTGCCGGGCGCTTTTCGTTTTCGGGGGAGTGACGAAAAATGTCAGACGATAGGACCGCGCAAACATTGCTGCTCGACCTCAATCAACAGATGGGCGACATGCGCGCGGATATAGCCACTGTGATCGCCGGGCTCGGTCATGTCGGCGAGAAGCAGAAAGAGCAAGCTGAGAACGTGCGCAAGATCGAAGACCGCCTCTTGCAGGGATCGAACCGCCACGCGGAGTTCGCGGCTTCCCTGGCGGACATCGAAAGCAAGCTCGAAAAATTCGACCCTGTCGCCGTCGCTGTGACGGACCTGAAGCCGCAGGTCAAAGAACTCATGGACTGGAAAGCGAAGATCGCAGCGATCTTCGTGGTTGCGAGCGCCATCATGGGCTTCGCGACTTGGTTCATCTGGGAGGGCCTGAAGTGGCTCTTCCCCGAAGCCGGAAAAGAACTCTTCCACCGGCTCTTCCACTAATCACCAAATTTCAGGAACGTCTCATGATCCGCAATCTTCTCGCGGCGGCTTTGCTGTGCCTTGTCGCATCCTGCGCCGCTCATCCCGCCTTCGCGCGAGCTCGCGCCCATACGAACCAAATTATTTGTGACAACATGGACGTTCAGCGCCCGTGCAAGGACTGGTTTTCTGGATCTTGGGGCATCGCAGAGAAGCCCCGTAGTGAGGGAACAAAGCGCAGGACAGCCGAACACGCGCGAGCGGAACGGACTCACCAGCGGCCCTCTAAAGGGCTCGCAGCCACGGTCCCGTCGTTTTCGTCCTTTGCGGGCGGCTTGGTCGACCAAGCGCGGGCCTATATCGGTCGATCCGGGCCGTCCTTGGGGCTGCCGGCGCGTCTTTGGTGCTCGGACTTCATGAACATGGTCACCGCGGGCGGCACCGGCTCGCGCGCGGCGAAGTCGTGGCTCGCCAAGCCGCACGTCTCGCCGCAGGTAGGCGCGGTCGTGGTCACCAGCCGGCGGGGCGGCGGCCATGTGGGGATCGTTTCGGGCTTCACGGCCGGCGGCGACCCCATCGTGATCTCGGGCAACCATGGCCGTCGCGTGGGCGAGGGGATCATTTCGCGAGGGCGCGTACTCGCCTACGTTAGCCCCTAGGTATCCAAGTTATTTGGATGTCGGCGCAGGCTCATACTTGTTAGTTGGAGCAGAGCTAAATTGCACACTGGGGTGGATGCTCTATGGCGAAGCATTTTATCAACGGGATAGGCCCGCTTCTGCTGCTGTTAGGAATGGCCCCGGCTCAGGCCGCCGATATGTCGGAAATTAAAAGATTGCAGCCCCAGGACGACATGCCGGACATTGTGTTTACGGACTGTCGAAAGAACCCACTTGGGCGACTGTTTTGTCGGACAGCTACATATCAGATTTGGTGCAACAAGCCACAGCCGCTGCCCAATCCGCCCCCGAACCCGTTTCCGGGACCGGGGAACGGCAACCCCTTAGAACCTGAGTCGAACGCCTCAACGCTAACTTATCAAACCAAACTCGCTTACAAGCTCGTTCCCGGCACAGCAAAAGCGAGAATTTTGAGAAGCTACGAAAGCTCGAATGTTGAGATTTTAAGAATTTCTGACAGTCAGTTGGCGTGCAGATGGTCGTGCAATGCAACCTGGACCCATCCCGCTGGCGCGACTGGCTATTGTGAGGTCGAGATGGTGTCCATATTTCACAAGCCTGGGCCCACGCCTCAGTAGTAGAGCGACATTCTACCGTAGGTAAAACTCGTCATCGCCGTTGAAGCGCGAGATGGGCTGATCCTGATCGCCTTCGGCGAAGACGACGGTGTCGCCTGGGGCGATGCCGCGCTGCGCCCCGTGAGACGGTTTTTGATCATCCGCTTTTTTTCGTCTTTTTCCGGTTTCGGTCCCACTGCGCGTTGAGTCTCTTCAAAAGCGCGGGACCACGTGCAACTAGGTCGCTATCTGCGACCTTTACGAGCTTAAAATAGAAACGTTGCACATTCCGCAGCACAGCTAGTAAGAGATCGTCCTTCAACTGGTCAGTACGCGGGAGGCGCGATGCGGCTGGAATTTTGGTCCCCGCCAATTCGCGAACAGCCATGGCCGCTACATAGTGCACGAGGTTTTTTGCATCCCGTCTGTCAAGGGCGATCCTTTTCGAGAGATAAGAATCCACATGGCGAACTATCCTTACGCAAGCCAAGTAAGTAGGAAGCGGGACCTTAGTCGTCGCAAAGATGGACCGATATCGCTGTTCGTCCTTGAAATAGTCGCCGGGCCTTCCTCTCGCATCATCAGGGCGTTGCAACATGATCGAAATGACGGCCTGAGCCACCGCATTTACCGAGATGATACGCTTGATGGGCTGCCCTTGGTCCTTATAGAACCCCTTCCGTCTATCGTAAAATAGCCCTTCGCCTCTGAAATGCTGCTCAATATCTCTGTGTATCTGATCAGTCATACGAAGTGATGCGGGCTGCAT